TCACCCCGCGACCGCGGCCTTGATCTCCTCCTCGGCGTCGGCGGGCACGAAACGCTTGCCGCCCGCGGTCTTGGCGGAGTACATGGCGCGGTCGGCTCGGCGGAGCAGATCCGTGAAATCGCAGGCGGTTCCGGGCCTGGAATAGGCGGTGCCGACACTCGCCGACACCGGAACCGGCCCCGCCGAGGACCACACCGGATCGCGCAGCGCCGAGACGATGCGATGGGCCAGGTCGCCCAGGTTATTGCGATGCGGGTTGACGGCGAGCACGAATTCGTCGCCGCCGTAACGGCAGATGACCGTATCGGGCGGGCACACCTCGCGCAGGCGGTTGGCCAACTCCACCAGGACCTCGTCGCCGATGGCGTGGCCGTAGCCGTCGTTGATCTGCTTGAACCGGTCCAGGTCGATCAGGAGCAGGCCGACGCCGCGCGTCGGGTCGGCGGCCATCAACCGCACCCGGTCCTGGAGCAGGGTGCGGTTGGCGAGGTCGGTAAGCGCGTCGTGGGTGGCCTCGTGCCGCAGGCGATGCTGCAGCGCCGCGATCTCGCGCACCCGCACGGAGACGGCGGCCGAGATGTTCTGCTCCTGTTGCTGTAGCGCGCGCTCCTGCAGCGCCTGCGCATAGCTGTCGATGGCCTGGCTGGCGACGAACGGCCAGCGCGTGGCGACCAGCGAACCGGGTGCGCCCGACGGAAAGCCCAGCAGCCAGCGGGTGGCCTGGGCCAGCATCCGAATCCGCTCGAAGGGCGCCTCGACCAGTCGGGCGCCGAGCGCGCGCGCCTCGATCACCGGAAAAGGTTCGTTCCTGGCCAGCACCAGCAGGCGCTCGACGATCTCGACCAGCACCGGTTCCAACTGGTCGGCGGACGCGCCGGAACCAGGTTCGGCGCACACCGCGCGCGCCCAGGCGCGACACATCTGCGCCACCGGAGGCTCGATGTCGGTCGACATCGAACTCACCCTGCGAGGGCGACGTTGGCCTCCGGATGCCCTGTGCTCACACAGGTGCCGGCGTCACCCCGATCGTTCCCACTGCTACGCGGTTGTGTCCACCTCGCTCGGCGCACGCTCACCGCCCCCTTTCCAGATACCCCCGTCCGGCAAAAAGGATCCTAGCAAGCCACTCGGCATCGAATAACGTCGTTTCATAACGTGTTCTCGACGCCCGGCGAATGGCGATCGGGTATGTCATCGTTCCTGTTGGTCGCGCGTTACAGAGAATTCGGGTTCGCCGTGTGATTGTCATCACCCCGTTCACCCTCGGCGGGCCTGCCGCGCCCCCTCGGAACGGGCATTCCGGTCACCGGTTCACTGCTTCGCGCCACCCACCGCATCGCCCCTGGCTTCGATAACCGGTGGTAGTCAGGGCTTGTCACCCGATCGGACCACTCTGGGCCAATCCTCGACCAATTGCAAACCGGCCGGTCCGCATCTTCGGCACGCCCGACCCCCGCTTCACCAAACCGCGCGGTGGTGTTCTAGCGGATCCCTGTTAACCCCTCGAAACCTCGCCACCCATCCCACCGCCGGGGGCGGATTGGCGTTCGGGCAACCGGATTCGGTACAGTCACACACGCACACGGCATCATGGCGATCCCACAGATGTCGTATGCCCAGCGGGTGTAGTTCAATGGTAGAACCTCAGCCTTCCAAGCTGATGGTGCGGGTTCGATTCCCGTCACCCGCTCTCCACCCCTTCGGGGGCCGTTTCGGGGTGTAGCGCAGCTTGGTAGCGCATCCGCTTTGGGAGCGGAGGGTCGCAGGTTCAAATCCTGTCACCCCGACCAGTTTTTCGTGATCTACCAGCCGGTTTCACGATCTACCGGCGTCTGCGTACACCTTCGTCGCGCTGTTTTGTGACGATGTCCTGCGGTCTGCATCCCTCTCGGAAACCCTGTGGCAAACCCGGTTTCCGAGGCGATCACTCCTCGGTCCGCCAAACCTTGGTGTGATGCCAGGTGTGATGGTTGAGATGCCTCCCGAATTTGGTGTGATGGTGCGCGTTTCGCGCCAGCCTCAACGTACCTCGATACGAAGCGCCAGCGACTTCTGAGTCTGGAACGTTCGGTTGTCGTTCCGGCTATCTGCCGATGTCGAGCTCGCGCCGCTGTTGACCGTTTGCCTCACCATTGGTGATTTGTATCACGAGAAATCCGGTCAGCCCCTGGTTGCGTCGTACATACGACGTATGTACGTTGATCATGTACGACGCACATGGGGCCGCCACCCCGCCGAGTACCAACCACCCACCCGAGTGAGACCGCCGCCACGGTCGCGCTCCGCGAAAGGAACCACGACATGAGCGCGTTCGCGCCTACCCCCGAGCAGTTGCACATTCACGACCTGTTCAAGACCGGACAGCCGATCCGCGTCCGCGCTGGAGCGGGCACCGGCAAGACCACCACACTCACCCAGCTCGCCGATATCGTCCAGGCGCAGGGTCGCGCCGGTCTGTACGTCGCGTTCAACAAGTCCATCGCCGAGGAAGCGAATTCCAAGTTCCCCAATTGCATCTCCGCATCGACCGCGCACTCACTCGCGTACCGGAACCTCGCCAACACCCGCCATGCTCCGCTGCTGGATCGGATGCGGAAGGGCACACGGATTCCGATCGGCGAGACGGGCAAGCGTCTCAGGGTGGATCGGTTTCTCGCGCATGTCGGCGGCGAGACCATCACACTCACCGCCTACGAGGTCACTCGGCACGCGCTGGCGGCTGTCGACCACTTCTGCAAGAGCGCCGATAGGGAGCTGACCCAGCGGCACATCGCCCGCATCCCCGGCCTTGACGACCGCGACGCGCACAGCCAACTCGTCGACTTCGTCTACCCAGTGGCACAAGCCATCTGGAACGATCTCCAGAACCCGCGCGGAAACGCTGTCGCGTTCGGTCACTCCCACTACCTCAAGCTGTTCGCGTTGGAAAGACCGAAGGTCAGCCGGGATGGGGGCGTCATCTTCCTGGACGAAGCACAAGACACCAGCCCCGTGCTCGCGGGCATCATCGCTGACCAGACCCATTTGCAACTGGTTGCCGTCGGCGACCAAGCCCAGAGCATCTACGGGTTCACCGGAGCGACCGACTACATGACGCAGGTCAGCGAAGCCGTTGAGGGCCGCCTCACCCAAAGCTGGCGGTTCGGATCCGAAATCGCCGACGCCGCCAACGATCTACTCGCCCGGCTGGGCGATGACCTGCGCCTGACCGGAAACCCCGGCCGCGCCAGCATCGTCGACCACACTGCCACCGGGTTGCGCGTCACCCTGGCACGCACCAACGCCACGGCTATCGAGCACGTCATGGCCGCCCAGGCAGCCGGACGGCGCGTACACCTAATGAGCGAGAACCGCTACGCCGTGCAGTTCTGCGAGGACGCCGACCTCCTGATGAACGAGCGCTGCCCCGCATGGAAGAAACCCCGACTCGCCGACCTCGCCGCATTCCGCAACTGGGAGCAGGTCATCGCACACGCCAACGATTCCGCGGACTCGGCGGACTGGAAGGTACTGGTCGCCCTGATCGAGAAGCACGGCACGGCGAAAGTTCGGACCGCACTCGGCGGCGTGGTATCCGAAGACGAGGCCGACTTGGTCGTTGCCACCGCGCACAAGTCCAAGGGCCGCGAATGGAGCAGCGTTCACCTCGCAGACGACCTGGCGGAAGGCGTCGAGCAGGCGGCCGAGGCCGTGCGTCAGTCAGAGGCGTGGCTCGCAGACGGCGGGCGGCTCCGGTTCGCCCTCGAGGGCAACGAGGTTGCCAAGCACGTATACGAGTGGCGTGTGCGCCGCTCGAACGACGGCCAGACCCCGGAAGAAGCGTTGCGCCGCAGTCAGAAGCGCCTCAAAGACGAGTTGATGCTGACCTACGTTGCTGCCACCCGCGCGCAGAACCTACTCAACCCCGGCGGCCTGATCGCCGCGGCCAGCACGATGAACCGAGCCGCAGCATAATCACCTACAGTCCTAGTCGGCCGCGTACATTCGCGGTATGTACCGGCGAGAGGGCTTTCCGGATGAGTAGGGCCGACCCTGACACCTGGTGGACAGCGCAGCAGTGCGCCGACTACATCGGCGTAAAGCTGCGCACCTGGCACGGGTATGTGAACCGGCCGACGAAGACCAACCCGGCACCCAAACCGATCGACAAGATCGGCAGCACTCCGGTATGGGACAGCAGGGAGGTCATCGCCTGGAACGAGTCCAGACCCGGAGACCCCATCAACGCATAGAGCTGGCCGCCACCAGCGCCCCCGAAAGGAACCACCCCCGAATGCTTTCCGCTGCCCGGACAGCCGTCGCAGGGACAATCGTCATCGTCGCTCTGTCGTCGGTGCTGTCGTTCTCCGCCCTCAGCGATATCGCCCGCCGATCCGGTGTCTCGATACCGGTCCTGTGGCCCCTCATCGTCGACGGACTGATCCTCGTCGCCACGTTCGCCGTCGTCGCAATCCAAGGCTCGCGCTACGCGTGGACCATGCTCGGGTCCGGCGCGGTCGTGTCGATCGCTGGGAACATCCTGGACGCGGTCATGCCCGAAGGGCAGATGCCGCACCAGTTCGCTGCCGTCGTCGCAGCGGTGCCGCCCGTCGCTCTCGTCGCCGTGACGCACCTGACTGTCCACCTTGCACGCCATGCGTCATCAGTGCGTCGCGCTGCACCTCCGACAGGGGACGGCGTGCAATGGGAGCCGGGCGAGCCGCTGGCCCCACTGGAATCCGAACCTGGAGTTCCATGGCCAGCTAAGCACTTTCGCCCACCTAGCGCCGCATCCTGGCACCGAAGCGACGCAACAGGCGACCTGCTGTCGCATAGCAACGGTGTGGAAGTTGTTGTACCCGAAGCACCGTTGGAATCGGCCGTACCTGTGGCCGAAGAAGGCATCGGCGGCGACATCGATGAGTTGCATGTGCTGGCTGATGCGACGCGCGAACCGCGTGACGTCGCAGAGGAATTGATGCGCAGCACCGACCTGTCGAACTATGCCATCGCCGAGCGCGTCGGCGTCTCAGAGGCGACAGCGCGCCGCTGGCGGCGAAAGCAGTTGCTTGCGACGAAAGCGCTGTAATGCCGATGAGCGCAAGCCGATACGTCAACCTTCTCCACTGAGCTGGAGGCGTGCTGGGCAGGCTCGCAATGCGTCACCAATCGTGAAACATGCAGCGGCACAACCGATGCAGCCGATTTGAACGTGCGCCACAGTTGCTGTCCTGCAACACTGGTACACCAGAGGCCAACCTGAAGGGTAACGATGGCGGAATACGAGAACGACGAGACATGGGTGGAACTCGAAGCTGAGGAAGGAAGTCCACATGTCGAAGCCGCCACGGCGGACGAACTAACTCCCCTAGAGGCGAGCGTCGTTGCGGAGTTGGCCAAGCGCGGGATAGCCTTCAAAAGAAGCGATCTTGCGTACCCTGGATTTCTCGGGTTCGTAAATCCAAGATGGCCCGGCAGGGCAAGGGCCAACTTGTTATCCAGGCAGTGTATGGAAACGCTGGCCGGGCAGCTAAAATCCGGTGTCGAACTAGCCACTAATTGGGCCGGAGTCGTGATTCCGAAACTTGGATACATTGAGGTCCTGGCTTCGGATGCCAGAAGGAATTACACAGTCGAACTACCCCGATATATCTCGACTGATCCTGCTAATATCGAGTGCCCGAACTTCTCAGACTTTCATAGTGCCGATTTAGTGATTCAGCCGCTCGGACGCAACGTGAGACCGCTGTTGGATGAGGGCGATCGCAAGCCGGAGCGAAATTCGATCGAGATTCACGGTGAGGGGTGTTGTATTTCGATATCGATGCCTTCGCCTGCCTGTCATGTGCTCGCGAACCGGGGGACCTTTGGTGGTTCCATGACGTGGCGTATGTCGATTCGGGTCCGATTCGATCGGACCATGGCCAAATCGGCACTTGAGTCTGACGCTAAAGCTCTGCTGAATTCTTTAGTGTATGAACTCGATGTGCGCAACGATCTCAAGTTGCGACTGGTCGCGTGGCCCATCGAACAGACGAAGAAGTTCCCCGTCCGTCGTCATCGTAACCGTGAGGTGCGGTTCCCTGAGATCGAAGTCGACCCCCAGGTCGCAGCCCTCTTCAGTTTCGCTGGCACCGCCGCCGAGAATCCGCCGCTAGCGTTCCTATCGTACTATCAAGTACTGGAAACGTACTTCCCGACAGCGATCAAAAGAAGTGCGCTGCGCGAATTGGAGTTGGCGCTTGCTGATCCTCGCTTTGATCGAAAGAATAAGAAGTCGCTTGGGCGGATTCTGTCTATAGGGGAAGGAGTCGCTGGCGCGTCAGAGAACTCTGCGCTCAGAGAATTGATCGAGCATAATGTTCGAGACGAAGAGTTGCGCGATTTTTTCGTGCGCCACGACTGGGGTAAACAGTTCACCAAACAGGGGCCTATCATTGGTATTGAAGACAATATTAATGTGGATAACAAGCAGGTTCCTCTGGCGTATCAGGTCGCAGACCGAGTCTATCGAATTAGAAATCGAATTGTTCATACCAAAGGCGATTTCAAATACAAGACAGTTCCTCCCTTGTTGCCGCAGAGTGTCGAGGCTGAACAACTGTATCCCGATATTGAGCTGCTAAGACTTCTGGCCTACGAGGTGATTCTATGCATCTGATCCCGGCAGTCTCCGATGATTGCATCGTTCAGTTGGCGACCCCGCACGTCGAGTATCCAACGTGCACCGCACGGTTCGCCGGGTTGCGGGGCCACGCATTGACCCTGGGACGATGAATACGCTAGCCCGGTTCATCTCAGACGGGAGTGATTCGCGTTCAGGTCTTCGTCGACGACGAATCGGGGAGCTTGGACTCGAATCGGTCGATTGCCGGAGAGTTGTACTGCTGCTGGAACAGCGGGTAGTTGCCGGTGAGCGCAATCTTGAACGCGCGGTGCGTGGCGTCCATCTTGGATTCGTTGGCCGAGTCGGGCCATGACGTGATGACCGCCTGGGTATCGAGGCGGACCACCGAGTATGTGCGGTCCACCGCCCGGAACTCAAGGTCAACGTCGAACGGGAAGGTTCCCTGGATGCCGCGTGCGGTCTGCTTCCCGCCGATCATGGTCATGATCCGGGCCTTACCTCCGATGAAGACCGCCCAGACACCGTCGTCGGTCGAGGCGTCATCGGTGCAGCGCAGCGCGGCGATGGTTTCGTTGTCGTTGCCCAATGCATACGGAGTGGGGGCGGTGAGTCGGAAACGGACTGCGACGTCGTCCTGTGGAGCGACGACGCCAGCAGGGCGGTACCAGCAGACGACCTTGCTCGTTGTTCCTGTCGCGGCCAGTACTGCGTGGCCGTTGACCACGCGCCCCTTCACTCCGGACATGTAGGTCCAGGCCGGGCCGAGTGAGTCCGGGTAGGCGGTGTTGAACTCGTCGATGAATCCGAAGGGCGGGACGGTGCTGAAGACCTTCTTCCAAGCAGAGCCGTTCCACAACCACGCCTCTTTCGCTTTCTGCCCACCGGCGTTCAGCGTCTTGATCTTCTGCGGTCCGACATAGAGGGGCATGGGTTACTCCGGGATGCAGTACAGGACACCGGTAGTCGGTGTGCTCGGAAGTGACGTGACGAGCTGGATGGCGTCGCCGCGCAGCGCTGTCGTGGCCGTCGTGCCGATTGTCAGCATCGCGGCCGGGAGGCCGGTCACGTCGGAGATGGTGTGCGCGTGTGCCTTCGGTGCGCGAGCGTCGGACAGGCGCGGGTCGTCGCCCTGCGTCACCGTTCCAGCGGTCGAACCGAACAGTGACGCAACTGCTGTCGCGACGCGCGCGTCAGTGAAATAGCGGTTCGTCGTTCCCTCGCGCACTGCGTCAGTGGACGGTAATTGCGTCGCGGGCACCTTGCCGGATGCGTCGAGCGCGGCGTACCCGTTCGCCGCACCTCGTCTCGAGGCCAGTTCATGTGCGTTGATCGCGTCGCTGATCACGCCCGATACCGCGAGCTTGGCCTGCGACAGTGCGCCATCGGCGATGTGGGAGTTGGTGACGCCGTTCGGTGCGATGGACAGCGCGCGGTCGGTGCTGAGGTCACCGCCGCCGGTCAAGCCGCCGCCTGTGGTCACCGAGCGGGTTGACGGGACGCCTCCGGTGTTTGCCGCGTCTTGTGCCGACTTCGCCGCGTCAGCCGCCGATTTCGCCGCGTCGGTGGCCTTGCCCGTCACGACGTCGCGCGCCGCGACCGCTGCGTCACGCGCGGAAACCGCTTCGGTCTTGGCGCCTTCCGCTGTTGCCCGGTCGGCCGCAGTGCCAGCGGCATTGCTAGCCGCCGCGGCCGCCTTCTCCGTCGCTGCGTCGCGTGCCGCGTCAGCCGCGACGCGTGCTGCGTCAGCGTTCTGGCTCGCTGCGACGGCTGCGGCGCGCGCCGCGACCGCAGTTGTCTTGTCGGCGGCGACTTGGGCTGCGTCCTTGGCGATATCGCGTACGCCCTCGGCCGCGAGCACCGCTTGGTCGCGGGCTGAGCGTGCCTGATTCGCCGCGAGCCACGCCTCGGAGACGATGGCGGGTGGTTGCGGCTCGTACTGGCCGAACAGCGGCGTGAGCCGAATCGGTGTCTCCGACGCCGGAATGATGATGTTTCGGGGTTCGGTCCAGTTCCCGAGCCGCAGCATCACTTTCGCTGGGCCGGGGTCGAGGTCCGGTGTCCGCAGGTTCCCGGCGACGATCGGAACGACAACCCGGTTGGGCGTGGTCACCCCTTCGCCGTCCACGTCGGGGCCGAGCGTTGGCCGCCAGATCTCGCAAACGCCAGTGATCGGCGCATCCTGCAAGTCGCTGAACTGATCGAACAGGATGGTCATCGAGACCTCCTTCTAGCTTGATGGCGGGCTAACCGAGGACGAACCACGGAATCCATTCGCCTTGTTGGATATCGGTGGCCTTGATGAAGTCGGGGATGGTTCCAAGGTTTCTGATGTAGCCGTAGATGTTGCGGGGGTAGACGCCCGGCGGCTGTGCGGGTTGGCTCTGGTGCACGCACGCGAGGGGGCGATTCGATGTGCCCGGCAACGGAGAGATCTGGAAGACGCCGACGGCGTGCACGTCGCCTTGCCTCGCCCTTATGGTCGGCATCGTGAGCCGGAACTGCGTACCGGCGGAGGTGATCTGGTTCTTGACGTCGCCACTGTCCCAAACCTTCGACAAGTTGCCGTTGCCGGGATCCATCTTGAAGACGGCAACGGTGAACGATTGCGGATCGAATCCCCAGCCGCCTCGGCCAGTGATCATGCCGACCGTGCTGTAATTGCGGTCGCGGGTGGCGCGGATGAAACCCAGTTCGAGGCTTCGGGTTTTCGGTGTGTAGTCGGGATTCGTGGACTCGTCGCTGGAAGCGGACGAGTTGCTGTCACCGCCATATACCCTCGTCCAGTTGACGAGCTGCGATAGCGGGAAGGTCGGGTCATCAACCGCGTTGATGTTCTGCCAGAGCGGAATGTTGGTCGGGATATCGGTGAAGTTCGGTTTGCCGTTCGCCGTCGTCTGCGCGACGTTCGCCACGCTGCGTGCATCGCTGGCGGCCTCGTGGGCTGCGGCAGCTCGTGAGTGGGCGTCGTTGGCTACCTTCGTCGTTTCCGCCAGTGCCCCCAACCCGGAGCGGGCAACGAAATTCGCCAGGCCCCAGGAGTAGTTGGGGATGATGCCTTGGAACCGTGTCTCGGAGGAAAAGCCGACGGTTCGGTGACTGGCGTCGACCGGGTACCCAGCGGTGTCGGTGTATTCGACCACGGTGGTGCGGTTGACGATCACCTTGTAGGTGGAGCCGTCGGCGACGAGTTCGACGGTGTCAGACTCTTGGACGCCCCTGGCGATGTGCTTCCAGTCGTTGAATTTCCAGGAGTTCCCGTTGCGGGTGCCGCGACCGAGTTGGATCGACCGCTTCCACACGTTCGCGTACACGAACTCGGTGAGGTCAGCGTTGGCGCGCACGAAAAGCGCTGTGGGACAACCGTCCATCACCCCGGCAGGATTGACGATCGCCGCGACCGAGTGATTGTCCTCGCTCATGAGCTGCGGGCAGATGGCGTACCGGATGCCGGTCGAAATGCCGTGGTTGTTGAGGCGGGCAGCAAAGTCGATGATGCCGAGGCCCTGGCCCGTGCCGCCCTGAACCCAGCCGTTACCCAGCAGGTTCGACTCTTGACGGTTGAAGTTGTCGACGTAGGACGCGCCGGTCGCGAGTCGGGACTCCAGTTGGGCGATGGCGGAGCCGTGCGCGGAGGTGATGCCGAACAGGCTTTTGAGGAATGCGTCGAAGAATCCGCCGAAGATCGGCATGACCTCCGGCGGTGGGATGAGACGTTTCACGGAGTCAGACCTCGTCGGCGATGAGTTGCGGTGGTAGGGGCGCGGATTCGCTGTTCCGGGGGCGTGCCCAGGCGAGGAGTTGACGGATGTAGTCGATGGCGACGCGGTAGCGGGCGCGGAGCGCGTCGATGACGCTGTGCAACTCGCGGACTTCCTTGCGGAGGGTGTCGACGTCGTCTCGAAGCGGCTTGACGATGGACTCGAAATCCGCGCGCTGGGCGTCGAGCAGCATCTTCAGGTGCTCGCCGTCGAGTCGGTGGCGTTCGATGTCGTCATCGGCCCTGGCATTGCGGGCTTCCATCCTGGTCTTGAGCCGGGCGGCGTGCCAGACGCCGAGCGCGCCCGCGAGAACGCCTGCCAGCGTGAGGATGTCGTTGACGTAGGGAGCGATGGTGCTCATCCGGCCTCCCGGAGACGGAACGGCGGAGGCCGCCTCCTGGAAGATCAGGGGCGGCCTCCGCTGTGGTCGATGGAAGGTCAGGCCAGCGGTTCGGCGAGCAGCCAGGGCGCGAAGCGGGCCAGCAGCTCGTTGACTGCGGGCAAGGCCATGACGCGGGTGATGCCCGCGCACGCGGCGAGAACGACCGCTACCGCGCCTGTGGCGGGGATACCGCCTGTGATCACGACGACGGGGATCAGGGTGGCCAGAGCGATTACGACCTGGAATACGGTCCGGATGGTCGCGCGCCACGGGTATGCGGTCTGCGACGGTGCGGGCAGGGAGTGTTCAGCCATGCGGGCTCCTTGGTGAGGATGGTCAGGCGGCGAGCTTGGCGAGGATGGCGTCAAGCTTGGCGTCGAGAGCCTTGTCTCGTTCGTCCTTCGCGCGCCGCCAGCGGTCGAAAGACTCGACCTTGCGATCGGTTTCGAGGACGTAGCCGACAAGCGAATCGCGGTAGTCGGACTGGCCGCCGAGCTCGTCTTTGTACCGGGACTGGAACCGGTAGCCGAGTTCCTTGGTGACAAGGTTGTACAGCTCGTTCTGCTTCTGTTCGGACAGTGCCATGAGGAAGCCTTCGTTTCGGTTCTCGATTTGCGCCTGGACGTCGGCGCGGAAGCGGTCCATGTCGAGCAGGCCGGGGTCCCATTTGCCCTGCTTCCGGCCCGCCCATTCCTTGTGCGCGATAACGCGATCCGCGCCGTAGTCGAGCTTTCGGCAGATCGCCGCGCACACCTTCACGTAGGCCCAGTACTGGTCTGGCCCCCAGCCTTCGGTGCCGTTGTTCGCGGCCTCGATACCGATTGTTCGGTTGTTCGCGGCATCTTCCGGCAGCCCCGGATACGAGCCGTACCCGGCGTGCCAGGCGACGCCGACGCCGCATAGGGTGACCGTGCCGTCCTGCGCGAGATGAATTTGCGACAGCAGCCCTTCGAGGCCGGGCACGCCGTACATGATTTCCGTTGCCGGAGTGCGTGACCCGCCCGTGTGGTGGCAGACAACACCCCAGATGTCCTGGAAGTCGCCCTGGCCTCGGTCGCGCCATCCTGGCGCTTCAACAACATTCAGCCCTTCGGCCCGCAGAACGTCCGCGAGCCATACAGGGTCGCCGTACCAGCCCATGCCGGTACCTCCTTCGTTCGGTTCGGTGGTCGCCGCCCGGATCGAGTGCACCGCGCAGGGTCGAGCGCGGAGCTGTCTAAGTGGCGGATTCAGTTGGTGCCGTTGGCGATGGCACGCGACAGACCGGCAAAGCCCTTCATCCGGTCGATGAGCCTTTCCCAGGCGTCCTTGACCTCGCCGTCGTCGCCGATGGTGATGAACTCGGTGCATTTCTCGCCTCGGGAGTCTTCGACCTCGACGGCGGAGATGTAGTCCTCGATGACGGTGCCCCGGTCGTAGAAGGTCATGATGTCGCCGACCTTGAAGCGTCGGCCGGAGCCGTCGTCCTCGCCGAAAGAGAAGCCGCGGCCGTCGATGCCTCCGGCCTGGACTTCCAGTTTCAGAGATTCTCCACCGCCCGCTGCTTTGAGGCCGGCCAGGCCGACAGCGAATGCGTCCAGCGAGTAGGCGGTGGTGTTGTCGACGAATATTTCGCCGAAGGCGTGCGGACCGAGGTCGGCCTTCAGCTTGTGATCGTCGAACTTCTGGTAGGCGAAGAAGATATCGTCGAACAGGTCGCCCACGAGGATGTCACCGAGCGACGCACCGGGCAGCAGCCAGTTCAGGATTGCCTTGATGGCGGCGTTGGCCGCCCACTCGACCACCTGATTGACGAACTCCGGTGCCTTGCCGCCCACGACCGCCGAGTGCGCCTTGGGATGCGAGACGCCGCGTGTATAGGTGGTGATGTGGCCGGAGTCGGTACGCCACTGCATCCAGCGCCGGTCGCGCTTCTTGTGCGTGTCGAAGACGTACCCGGCCCTTTGCATCTTGCCCCACTGGTCCGGGTTCGCCAGGCCGAGGATGTTACCGGGGTTGGCGAACCAGAAGAAGTTGTCGCCGGACAGGTCCAAGACGTTCTGCAACCGGGCCAGGGTGTCGGTATTGAACACCCAAGGCGACGGACCGTCCTCCGGAATCCACAGGTCGCACGACAATCCCAGGTCCGCGGAATCGGCAGTCGTCTTGTACAACTCGTCGAGCTGCGTGAACCGGGCCGAGATGACGACCAGTTCGGCCGTCAGATCATCGATGGCGGCGAGGATGTCATCGAGCGACTTGAGGTCCTTCAGCTGCGGCAACTCGGGGACCTCGTACCGGATCGGCAGCTTCATGTAGACCGGCTTTTGCAGCCGGATCACATTCTTCGCGAGGAAGTACTTGAACACGAAGTCGGCCGGGCCGAACATGATGTCCTGCTTGCCGGTCAGCCCGACCTGAACCTCCGGCGGGAACAGGGGGTTGACCCACGCGAGAATCGTGAGCAGCCAGTACAGGTTGGAAACGCAAGTGGCGGTGACGATCTCTTCGCCGGGTTTGCCCTGGATGGTCGCGGACATGACGCGCCCGTCCCACGGAATTCCGTTGTAGTAGGTGCGGATCGGCACGACATCGCGCTTGCACTGCATCAGCCGGTCGGCCAGCGGGTGATCCGCGCGAATCTGAATCGTGCCGGTGCCGGGCACATTCCAGAACCAGCCGAACCGAGACTTGACGTACGGGCCGAGCGGCCGGGACTGAGTGCAGTCCTGGTTGAAGACCGTGATGTCGAACGCCGGAGGCGTTTTGATGTTCGGCCGCCATAGTGGATTGGGCGGGGCGTAGGTGGCCGTCATGCTGCGGCTCGCTGATACTTCTGCGGCAGCCACACCTCGACGCGGCTATCGGCGCTGGTGCCGACGCCCTCGATGTTCAGCGGCACAGTGGCTTTCGCGGGCACGTTGTCGTACCAAGCGACATTGCCCGCCTTGCCCCACACGTCTTTTCCGGTCCAATCCCTGATGTGCGGGAACTCCGGATTGGTCTCGACGGTCCACACCTCGTTGGGCTGGAGTTTGGGCAGCAGCACCCGTTCGGTGCCGACTCCGATGCTGAATGTGCCGGGGCCGGTGAGCTTCCAGAACGGCCAGGTCGCAACGTCGCCGTCGTTGCGGATGACCCAGTTGTCGAAGTTGTCCGCAGTGAACGGTGCGGGGTTGATGGTCGCGCCGTTCCACCAGGATTCGTCGGAGACGAGGACTGCTTCTTCGGTGCACCATCCGACGTTCTGGAGGAGTTCAAACGGCTGATCAGCGATGGCGGATTCGAGCCGCACGTACTGCCAGCGGCTTCCACCTCCCGGTGAGACGACGTGGAATTCGGCGAGATTGGTTCCATCGCCGAGGCTTTCACGCCAGGTGTGCCACAGGTCGAAGGCGTCTTCGCCCGGCTTTACGGGACCGACGCGGACGGTGACACTGATCGGGTTGATCTCTCGGTTGGTGCCTCGGTAGGTGGCACCGGCTTGGCGGGCGTTTGCTTGCCGGACATGCCCCATCGGCGCTCCGCCTACGCCCAATGGGGCCTGGGCGAGACGGAGCGGGCATTCGGGTTCGCCGAAACGCCAGATGGTTCGGGGTTGTCCGGGATACTCGACGCCGCGCAGCTCGTAGCGAACTGCCATTGCAGCTTCCCGTCTAACGAAGAAGCCGGAGCCTAAAGCCCCAGCTGAGTGATGTTGATGGTTGCGGTGCGCGCCCCGGAGTCGATGTCGACCGAAACCTCAACGGGATCTGGCGACTTGGCCGCCGCGACGATCTCGTCGAGCTTCGCGCCCAGTTCCTCCAGTTGGCCGTCCAGTCCGGGAACGGCGGTGTTGCCGGTGTCGAAGCCGACGAACTTGCCGTCCGCGTCCCAGCCGGACCGCAGCGCGAGCGCACCGCCGGCTAGAAAGCTGGCAGCTCGGTATGCGTCAGCAGTCAGGCTGTTGAGTCCAGCCGATCTGCTGGGGGTCGATAGTGGGATGTCTCCCTGGTCGCCCTGTGTGAGAACTGTCCACGAGCCGGTATGCAGGCCGCCGTCACCGGAACCTCCCACTCCGCCGAAACCGCCGTTGGCGTAAGGGGTCAGGGAGAATCCGAACCGGTCTGCGACTTTGCGCAGGATATCGGTGGAGCGGGCTCGCTTCGCGGCAGATAGCGGAATGTAGGCCTCGCCGCCGGTCTCGGGTTCGGCCCAGACGCGCATATCTCCAGACTTGGCGATCTGTGCGATGTGGTTCTCCGTGCCGTCGGCGAAGAATCTTGCCGAGAAGCTGGCCAGCGGTGTTCGCTCGGCGGTCTTGCCGCCGAGAGTATCCGGCCAGTTCGTCACGTAGACGCGGGTACCGTCGCTGGCGCCGCTGGAGTTCATCTCTTCGACGTTCGCAGGCGCGGACCTGCTGCCGTTCACGCCACCAAGGTTGGCCGAGCCGCTGCCTTTGCTCGCGCCCGCGTCGCCGCCCGGCACGAAGAAGGCATGGTCGGTGAACATCGGGTCGTCCGCGCCGGTCTTTCCTCCGATGACGACTCCGTCGGAGCCGTTGGACTCGAAATTCGTTCCGTCGGGGAAGGTCCCGGCGGTATGACCACCGCCAGGGCCGCCGTTGAGCCACCCGATTCGCAACGTGCCCGCCGGGCCGCGACCGAGCTGTGCACCGAGCCCCGTAAGCCATTCTCCTTCGGTGGAGGTGGCCATCCGCGAGTTGTACGGATCGAGGCCCACCGCCTCATTGACGACCGCAGACACAAAACCCGAGCAGTCGATGCCATCCGCACTGAAACCGCCCAACTGGTACCGGACACCGGACATGCGCTTGGCGTACGCGATTGCTTCATCCATACCCGGTTTGCCGATCTGGCCCGTGATGCCGCCATCGGCGAACCGCAACAGGTCGTAGCCGAAACGCTTGGCCACATCGGCGAGGATCGTCACCGACCGGGTCCGCTTCGACGGAGCGAGAGGAATGAACGCCTCGCCGCCGGTCTCCGGCTCCGCCCACTGCACCAAACGTCCTGAAGCCGGTTTGATTTCGGCGGTCTGAGGTAGTTTGCCGTCGGCGTACCGGTCCACGTCGATGCTGCCGTCGGCTCTCCAGGTGCCGTCGGGCATCCGCACCGGACCCTGTACGAGACCCTGATTCGGGTCAGCGCCCGTGCGCTGCGTCGCCTGCACACGGACATCGCGGATCTCGTTCGTCGTGTACGTGGTGATCTTGCGGCCGTTGTTCTGAGTGATGAAGGCGTCAACGACCTTCTGCGCCTCGGCGGTCTGCGCGACGATGGTCGATGTGCCGTCCGGCAGGTTCTCGACCTTGAAACCGAACGCTTCCAGACTGGCCTTGGCCTCATCGGTCAGGGCGCGGACGGTCACTGTGCGGCCATCCGGGATGTCGGAGACCGCGCCACCGAGGAGGCGAGTCATTTCGGCTGCGCCGGAGGCTTGTTCACCGGCCGAGCGGACCGACTCGCGAACCGCGTCGATCTTCGGTTTGGCGGAATCGAGCTTGTCCGCCAGCGCGCGTGCCCGGTCCGCGGCTTGGTCCATTTGCTGTCCGTACCACCGGGCCGCGTCGCCACCGCCTTCGATGGCCTCGCCGACATCCTTCATGCCGGGGATGTGTTTGATGATGCCGCCGAGCTTGGACGAGAAGCCGCCCAGCACTTCCAGCGACTTGCCCATCGTGTCGCCGATACCTTCTTGCAGGTTCGCGAACATGCGCAGCGCGCCGGAACCGAACGCGATCAGCCCGTCCAGACAGGCGAGTCCCGCGTCGGCCAGCTGTGTGAAAAACGAGATGATCTCCGGCTTGTGGGTCGATACCCAGTCGGCGGCCTGCTGCAAAGTCGGCCCGAACGCCTCGGCGATGGAGAATTTCACCTCGTTCATGGCGGAGGTGATCGAGTTCTTCGCGGCCTCGAATCGGTGCGCGGTGGTGTCACCGATCGTTTGCGTGGCTTTGTCAGCGGCGCCAGCGACATCGCCGAACTGTTGGACGGCGGTGTCGAGATTCAGCGCGAACGCCGCGCCCTGGATGTCCTCGAACTTCGTTCCGAACAGTGCGAGGGCGGCGTTGTAGCGGTCCTGCGGGTCTTCGAGCTTCTGAAGCCCGCGCAGTAGCTGCGCCATCATATTGCGTGCCGCTTCGCCGCCTGTGGTCATCGCCTTCTGTGCGTCCTCCACGGAGACACCGAGCTTGTCGAATCCCGCTGCGCCTTCTGCGGTTCCGTCCGACACACGGAGCTTGAACTCCTTGAGGCTGTCGATCACGACATCGGTATCGCGGGCTCCGGCCTTCACCCCCTGCGCGACCAGTGCCCAGCCTTCCGCGCCGACCAGGCCGAGCGCGCGCAACTCGGTCGAATACTCGTCGAACGAGTCGAGCAGATCCTCCGACACGTTCAACCCGTTCTGCTGAGCCTTGACCAGCAGGTCGAATGCTTCCGTGCCGTCTTTGGCGATGCCGTTCTTGATCGCTTGACCGGCCGATCGAGCAACCCTCGGGACCTCTTCACCTAGCAGGTCGGAGACCACATTCAGCTTCGTGATGACCGGTGCCATCTGATCGGCCCCTTCAGTACCGTTCAACAGGCCGGATTCGATGGCGGACTGCACCGCTTGCATATTGGAGTTGACCGAGTCGCCCCAGCCGTTCGAGAAGGCGAGACCGGCGGCGTGACCGATGACGGTCATTGCGTCGTCGGCGACGCCCAGGCGGGCCTTGATGAGGGCGGCGTCCTGCTCCATCCGCATTCCGTCGGAAATGGTCTTGGCCAGAACGGCACCGGCGGCCAGACCGATTCCGGCGACGCCCACCAACGCCATGGCAATGGGGCCGCCTTTGCCGCCCAATCCTTGGAGCTTGCTGGCAAACCCGGAGACGAAGGAATTGCCGAACGATGAGCCGGTCGCCGCCGCCCCCGAAGCGCGCTGTCCGAGATTTGCGAGCGCTTCGGAGGCGCGGCGCGCGGACTGGGCCAGGCTGGCGGGCAGGTCGATCCTGCGGGTTGCGTTGGCGGCGCGGCTAGCTGAGCGCTCGATCCGTTCGACATCGCGACCCGCTTCCTGCGCGGTGTCGCCGAAGCGGCGGACATCGCGAGAGGCGTTGCGTGCGCCGAGACCGCCCCGCTCGATGCTTGAGCCGGAGCCGGAGAAGCTGCGGTCGATCTGCCCGGCCGCTCGTTCGGCCGCGCCACGCAAGCCGGTGAAGCCTCGTTCGGCGTTGCCTAGCGAGCGTTGGAATCGGGAGTCGTCGAGGGTGAGTTCGGCGTAGATTTCGCCGACCCGTGTAGCCATGTGCGGCTCCGTTCAAAAGTTAATCGGCGCTGCGGGTTCCGGTGTGCTCGTCGGCATCGATGACGTCCCGGATGTCGATGAAGTCGGCGAGTTGCCCGAATTGCCAGTTCGCCCGGCCCATGTCAGGGCTGCCACCGAAGTGCAAGAGCGCGGTCCGGCCCGCGTGCATCGCCATGGTGTCGGGGACGCCGTCGCGTGCCATGTCCCCACGCGCTGCGCCGAGGATCTTGACGATCTCCTCGTATTCCTGTGCGGCGGTGAGGGAATCATCGATGATGAGCAGCCGCAGCCGGTCCGCTTCGCGGATGCCGGGACTCTTGATCTTGTAGACGACGCCGCCGATCGGCAGCGAGAGGTCCGGGTCGTAGAACTCGGAGAGGTCGCGCAGCGCGGCCATAGTAGTAGTCCTCATGTGGTAGGGGGAAGGATGGCGCGGTGCAGCCGCGTGCCGGGCGTACTGGCGAGATCACGGATGCGGACTTCGAGCCACCGCCATGGACGTTCGTGCAGCACACCGGAATTGACGTCGATTCCGAACACGGAATGCATGTCGAGTTCGATTTCGGTCCAGCACGACAACACTTCGCGCCACGACAGGGTGGGGGAGGTGGTGTTGGCCGCTGCCAGTTCCGGGGGGTTGAACCAGGCGCGCAGACCGGTCGCTGGGTCGATCGGGCCGCCGCCGGGGTCATCGGGTCCGAGATGGCCGGGCGCGGATTCGTCCACGGCGATACCCGGTTCGTTGTCGCCGTCCGGCTCGATCTCGCCGTTCCAGAACGATGCCGCCGCATCCGAGTTCTTGCCGAAGTGCAGCAGCGCGGTCCGCCCGGCGAGGGCAATGACGGTGGAGTCCGCACCCAGCCGGTCGAGCTGGTCCCACGCGGCACCGAGCATCCGCCGCACCTCGCCGCGCTCCACTTCCGGTGTGAGCGAGTCGAGGTCGCTGAGAAGCCTGCGCAGCCGCAGCCCGTCCCAGGCGGAAGGGGATGCGACGCGCACCTGCTGGCCGCGTACGGGCAGGTAAAGGTCCGGGTCTAGGAACTCGTCGAATTCCCGCACGATGCGTGCCTTTCGGGGTCAGGCGACGGTCACGGTGCCCGAAGGGGTCAGGCTGGAACCGGACGCGGTCACGGTGGTCACGGTTCCCGGCAGCGTCACGGCGTAGGAGCCGCCCGCGCTGCCAGTGACCGTGGCATTACCGGTGCCGACGGTCGACAACGCGTCCAGCGCGGTCCTCACCGCAGCCGCGGTCGCGTTGTACGTGATACCGCTGGCGGTCTGACCGTCCACGGTGATCGAGAAGGTGCCACCGGTCGAACCGCTAGGCAGGGTGATCGTCTTCGCGGTCGGCGCGGTGGGCTTGGCGATCTTCTTGTGCTGGCCCTTACCGGTCAGGGTGCAGGTGAAGCCATACAAACCTTCCTTGTCGTCGGCGGCCGAGACCCAGGAGACGGCGAAGTAGCCTTCCTTGGCCTCGTCTATGCCGTCGGTGCGCCAGTAGCGGACATGCGCGGTGTTCGCGGCACCGATCTCCTCGCCGTGGCCGCGTAGCTTCTCCTGACCGGGGTCGGCGACGAATCCTGCCGCCAGGTTGCCCTTGCGGAGCCCGGCTAGTTCCAGGTTTTCGCCGATAGCCGTTGCGATCTGGCTTTTGCGGCCGTTGGAGTGGATGTCGCCATCGTCCTGCAGCGTGATGTCGTTGGACGGCGAAACCTTGTTCAAGCCCATCACGAACACCCATTCGGGGCTGCCCGCCTTCTCGGTGCCGAAGTTGACGTCGACCTGAATGGCGTAGTCGCGAGCGAGCGCGGTCGCCATACCCGCCGAGTTCGGAGCCTGGAGAGTGGTCACGATGTCGTGCCTCCTGGGTTGAGGGTGAAAACGTAGGAGTCGGCGCGCTCGTAGCGGCCGTTGGAATCGGGAGTGGTGAGGCCGCGAACTTTTCTGCGGCACAGCAGCACTCGCACGTTGCCGGGAAAGGTTAGGTGCGCTCGGTCGTGCAGGATGCGGCTGGTGGCATCGGCGGTGAGGTCGACGGTGCGCGGGTCGGTTCCTGCGGCCCGCCAGCGGAGCTGTACGAACAGGTCTGGATTGTGATCGTCGCGGTCGAACAACTCGTCATAGACGGTGATCGCGAGCGCCGCTTCGGGTTTCGCGGGCAGCAGGTTGAAGAACACCGCCGGGATATCGCCTTCGGGGTATGCGCCGATCGGCTGGTAGCGGGCCATGCCAGCACTGTGGAGGTACCGGGCGAGGGCGTCGACGAAGCGGACGGTGTCGGTGCTCATTGGCGGAGCCGTCTTGTAATGGCCGCTCCTGCAATGGCTTCGAGTTGCGGCCCGAACTGGTTGAGTGGCTTCTCCAGGTACTTCGCTGTGCGCCCGTTCGGATGGCGGAGGGTCAAGTCCTCATGCTGGCGCAGCGCGTACGGGGTGTTGTAGCCGACGCGGCCCTTGCCGTCGCGCACCTCGGCGGTGCCGGAGTTCTGGAGCGTGCCCTCCTCGATCGGGACGAGCGCGTTCGACTGAGCGAGAAGCACTTCCGCCGCCTGGAAAAGGCCCTCCTCGAGACCAACTCGGGCTACTGCCGAGACTGCCCTGCCTTCCCAGCGCATCGAGAATGCCATGGCGCGGCCTCCTTCTATTCGAGACTGACGACCTGGGTGTCAGGGAACGGTGGGCCGGCATGAGAGACCGCGACCGAGACAACATTCGCAGTGCCTCCACCGAATTCAGCGGGTAGGACGATCTCGGAGCCGGGCGCGATGTAGGGGACCGTGGGCGGGAATACGACCGTGATGGACGAGGTGAACTCGTCGCCGCTGCTGTCCCGCACAATCTGTCGCTTGACGGCGACGTTGCATCGTTCGCCGACTGGCGCTTGATAATCCGATCCGGCCGCGCCATTGCCGTTGTAGCGGCGAACCGGAACCCAGTGGTGCCAGAACATCGCGAGCGTGTCGCTCATGGGGTGGCTCCTTGCCGTGGGGACTGTCGATCGCGCGCTGGTGCGGGCTCTTCATGCGATTCAGCGGGAGGAGTTGTCGACAACTGACATGAGGTATTCCGGAACCTCGTGGACCCGCAGCGACGGACTGAACTACGTTGTGTCAGTGGCCAACACAACCGGCGACCGACGGGTCGGCAGTCTCCAAGGAATGCTCCGTAAGCCAGCAACGCTTCAAATCGCGAGTATTGAAGTTCTCGAATCAAATGTTCTCGCGCCGCAGACCATCGAACTCGACCGACTAACCGCAATCGTTGGTGCGCATGGTGCTGGCAAGAGTCTAACGTTGCGCCTCATTGAGGCTTTGTTCGGGAACGTTCGTCAGGCTTTCGCGCCACCATTCCTGCCTGGGTATGGATGGGATGACGCACAACCGAAGCCGATCACTGCTGTAGCTAACATCACAGTAGTCTTCAATCGTGCACACGTAACAGTGCCTGTTGATCTTTCCGAAGATCCAAGGGTAAACAGCGAGAAATGGCTCGAAGCTCTCGGGCTGAGATCCAAACTAGAGTATATTGGTGTACCGCACATGCTCTCGGATCTAGCGATGTATCTACAGAATCGCGAGGAGTATGAGTTCGCGGCTGCGAGTGATGGATATGCGGATGAATTACCCATTCCGGAAGATCTTCAGCTACTCCGATCGTATCGACGCAAGGATCTCGATGCGGTTAGAAATATTCTCGGGAAGGACTATCTGTCGGTATCAAGTTATGGTTGGTATTTTAACCATAATGACCGGTTCGACCCCTTTCCGCACGTCATTGCGGAAGCTGCAGGAGGTAGGCGAATTGACAACTTGGTGATGAGTCTAGGTGAACTCTGGACTCACTGGTTGTTTGGCTGGAAGTTTATCTTCGCCGAGGGGTGGCCTCGGTTGCTCGATGAGCCCGAGTCTTTCTTGGCTCAACGCGGTCATCGCCCGGTTATCGACGAAGTATTCCGTCGTTGTCTTGAGCATGACAATCAGTTGATTGTGGCTACGCATTCACCGCAAATACTGTCGCGCTTCCCGTTGTCGAACATTCGTCTCTGCGTGCCCAGCTCGGATGGAATTCTTATCGCACCAGCAAAGAGTGCTTCGCAAATGTTCGACTTGCTTGGGGTGGCTGGCATGGCTCGGACCGTAATTCTCGTGGAAGATGAAATGGCCTCAGATATTCTGAATGACCTATTTTCCGAGCTTGACTGGGATCTCGCCAGGCAAGTGGAAATCGTCCATGCGGAGGGTGAGGGTAATGTAGTGCATGGGTTGAGGGCAATGAAAAACTCACGCGAAGTAGCCTACGTAGGAATCCTTGATGGAGACTGTCGAAGCAAGGACTTGTTTCCGAAAGGAAAAGTTGGCGAAGAAGCCTTCGAGTACCTCACTCGTCAAATTCTATATCTTCCGGGTGGACAAGCGCCTGAGACAGAACTAGCGCAGGCCGCAGCCAAGAATTCCGTACGGCTCGCGAAACTTCTCAACCGTCAGACGATCGACATGTCGACCGCAGCGGCGGCGTGCGCTGATCTCGACCACCAGTACTGGCTTACTCGCTACGCTCGCGCCCTAGGCTTGCCTCAGGATGTGGTACGCCACAATATCGTCCGGGTATGGCTCACCTCGGAGACCGTCACCGACCAGGCCAACGAGTTGATTCACCGCCTCCGGGCCTTTGTTGATCGGTCGCAGTAACACGTTTCCAAACTAGTGAGAAACCTGTCTATCATCGGCGCGCCACCATCGCAGAAGCGAGGCCCGCACTCCGCAGCTTGGTGCGGGCGGTATCCGTCAACTCGGTGAGCAGACGCGCACGGGCAACGGCCTGTTCGGTGGAGATGTAGCTGACCGACGAGCCGTTCGTGGACGCGGAGGCGACGGTCGGGGTGAGCCCGGCCGCGCCCGCAAGCGGGTTGATGTCGTTGCGGATCCACTCGCGCACCTGGATGCAGGTAGCGATGGCCAGCGCATCGGCAAGAATCGGGTCGGTGGGGACTCCGGCGGGCGTGACATCGTACATGTCGTTCTTCGTCGCCGTCCGCACAAGCTGTGTGGCTTCCCGGATGTAGCGGGCGGCGTCGCTGTCGGCGAGCTTGTCGAGCTGGGCCGCGGTGACGTGCTCGGCGAGCTGGTCGACAGTGGCGTAGGTGAGCACGAGATTCCTTTGTGGATCGCTCATAGCGCGCACCTAGCCCGATTGGTCCGGGCTGGTTGTGCGCTATCACACGGGATGGATCAGGCGGGAGGAGCCAGCAGGACCGAGGCAGCGGCCAGGCCTTCGGGGCGGAAGACCTTGCCGCCGTAGATGTTCACGCCGCGAACGATGTCGGCGAAGCGGTTCTGATCGCGGAGAGTTTCGACGTTCGAGAGCTGGTTCGCGAACGACAACGCCTCGGAGACGCCCGCGACGATCACGTAGTCGTCCTTGGCCGCGCCAGCGCCACCCACTTTGTTGACGTTGTTCGACTCCAGGATGTCGAACCCGGCCATCCGACCTACGGTGCCGTTCAGCAGCGGCCCCACGCTGCCGAGCTTGTCGGCGTGGATGAAGCGTTCATCGAGCAGTAGCGGAGACAGCAACTCCGGAGGGATCGCCAGGTAGCGGCCATTTTTGGTGACCGATGCGCGGTCCAGCTTCTCGCGGAGCTTGACCGCGACGCGGTACATGCTGAGTTGACCGGCGGTCGCTTTCTCTGGCTCGCCCTCGGTCACGGTGACGCGGCCAAGCTGATTACCGGCCAGAACACCCGCCTGGAGCTGCTTGTACAGGAACAGGTCGACCTGGTTCTGAAGCTTGTAGCCTGCGCGCGCGGTAGCCGGGTCCTCGAAGTTCACCGCCGACTGGAGTTCATCGACGTCATTGACACGGAATGCGAAGTAGTCGCCTTGGTCGATGACCATTGCGGTTTCGCTGTCGGTCAGATCCTCGACGTCGAGATTGGTGTTTTTGTCGTACTTCTTGACCGTCGGGTCACCGATCGACGAGACGTGCACGGTGTCGCCCTTCTGGCGAATGGTGCCCTCGTATTTGCGGTTCGCCACCTTGGGCTGACCGAACACCAGGTCTGCCTCGAACGGCATGAGCACCTGGTCGGACCAGAATTCGGGGATGAAGTTGATAGCCATGTGGCCACTCCTTGATGGGGGTGCGGGTTACTTACGGCCGAGGATCTGATTTGCTCGGCCTTCCTTGACCGCCTTCACGCGCTCGGACGGCGAAAGGGCCTGGTACTGCGCGTAGGTGAGCTGCCCGGAGTTCTCGCCCCTACCCGAGCCGGTATCAGCGCCGGAACGTTTCGGGGGCTTGGGTGGCTCCGCCATGGGAGCAAGACGGAACTTCGGGTTCTTCTCGACGGCCTTGGCGATCTCCGTTGCCACCTGGGCAGTGAAGTCGTCGGCGGTGACGTCGAGTTTGGAGACGGTCGCGGCGAAGGTCCGGGAATCGAGCAGGGCGTCCGCATCGATGTCCTTACCGGCAGCGCGGAAGACCGCCAGTTCGATGCGAGCCTCGTTGGCGTCATCGACAGCCGACTTGAGCTGTGTGGTCAGCTTCTTCGGGTCGCTGGCCTCCTCGGAGACGAAGCCGAACAGCTTGCCGACCTGATTCTTGAACTCGGTCAGGTCGGTTTCGGCCTTGCTCGCGCGGGTGCGGTAATCGGCGGCATCGTTGCGTGCGGACCGCAGCCGCGGATCTTCGGCCTGACTGCCCTTCGGCTCACCGGTGCCGCCTTCACCACCTTCCGTGGCATCGACACCAACGGAACCCTGTCCGGTGCTCTGCGGCGCATCCGGAGTGTCGAGCGCGGTTTCGCTGTCGACGTCGGCGGTCTCGGGCGCGGCGGTCTGTTCGGTTGCGAGCTGGGCGGTAGACATGGCGAACCCTCCTGGGGTACTGGGTGATTTGGTTCGTCCGCGCCAGGCGGTGCATGAACGCGCCCCGCCAGCGAATATGGGGCGCGGGTATCGGGGTTGGTAGCTACTCGGTGCGGGGCACGTCGAGCGCGTGCTTCAGTCTTCCGCGTAACCACATTCGGGCCAGCAGCTCACGAGAACTACCGGCTGGGGCTGGCGTGTGCGGATTGACGGCGTCCGCCTGTCCGGCGGCTTCCAAACCCTCTTGATACGCGCGGTAGAGGTCGCGTCCGCTCATCGCAGGAAATCCCCTCTCGCGCTTCGTATCCGGTTGGCCTCATGCGGGTCGAGCAGATCGGCTTTGAACTCGTCGAGAGTCGGTCGGCCATGCTGGTCCCAGTAGGCGCGCAGTTCTTCCGAAGCGTACTTCTCGGCGGTCTTGGCGTTGCCGAACCAGAGTGAGCGCGGGTCGATACCGGCGGCCTGCCCGGCCTTCGACAGCATGTAGCCGTTCGTGGCTTCCTCGGCGGCAAGCCAATTCGTGTAGGCGTGGTCCTTGAAGGCGTGACGGGCAAGATCGTTGAACGACTTCCCCTCGTACCCTTGCCCGCGAAGCATCGAGATCGCCGCTTGCGAACGCTGGGTCTTCACCGAGATTCCGTACGCCTTCTCGACGGCGGATTCATGATCCCAACCGTCGGCCGTGAGCTTGTCGTACTCGCGCTCGTATCCGGCCCACCGCGCGGTCTGCTTGGCGGCGAGCTTGCGGCGGTGCAGATCCTCGGCGTCGATGCGGTCGAGGAGGTCCATGTCGAGATCGTTGACGGCTCGTTCGGCGAGGTCGGCAAGCTGCTGCTCGTCCAGGTGCTCCAACTCGCGCTTGCGGCGCGCAAGTTTCGTATCCGCTTTGGCCGCTGCTGGTTTGGTGTCGATCTCCGGCGAGAGCTCCCGGCGGATCAGTCGGGTTGTCGTCTGCGCGTTGTCTCCGTCGCCCTGGCGCAGTTGCTCGCGTTGGGGGCGGCGGGTGACGCCGGTCCGCTCGACATGGTCGCGGATAGCAGTTCGGCGGGCACGAATCTTCGCCGCTGCCGCCCTCTTCGCGTCGGGCGTGATCGCGGCGGCCTGCTGCCGTTTCGCGTCGCGGACTTGTCGTTCCAGACGGCGCCGCTCCTGTTCGTCGGCGTAGCCCTGCTCGTCGTACGGTTCAACGTTCGGACGCGGTGCACCAGGAACCCATAAGGTGTGGGTGTGCCTGCAATTCGGATGATGCAGGCCAGCGGATTCCGCCTCCTTCATCGTCGCGGCAACCGTTTCGGTCACCGTCGCACCGGTCAACGGAGATATGGCGTCTACCTTGCCGTTCGGGGTGCGGCCGGTCAGCGAAACGATGCGCCCCTCGAACTTTCGGCACTGCGGTGCCGGGCGAGGATGGCTGGAGATGACGACCAGGTCGTAGCCGCGCTCCAGCAACCGGTCCGTGTGCCCCTGTTTCAAGGCGCGCAGTGCGGCGGTGCGCACGGCCATCTCGGCGTAGGTGTCGATCCGCCAGTTCCGCCCGGCCTTGTCGCGGAAGCTGTTGATCCCGCGCGCCGCGAACTGGTCGAGGGCGGCTTGTGTCGCTTCGCGTCGGGTGCCGACGCCGGTCACGATACGCCCCGCGACATCGCCGACGATCTGGCGGTAGCTGTCGACCGTCGATCGCAGGATTTGCGAATGCGTCGACACGACAGCCGCAGTGGCTTCGGCCGCGAGTGCGGCCACGGCCTCTTGGGAGACCACTGGGGCGGGTGCGGTGGACGGCGGCCCTGGGATATCTCCGTCAGCGGCGGCGATACCGGTTGCGTGCGCGGCCAGCAGTGCGGCCTCGATCTGTTCTGCGACAAGTGGATCGAGGGATAGCAGGAATCCGCGGGCGTCCTTGGACAGGCGGGCGATCTCGCCGAGCTGCACGCTCACCCACTGCGGGGTGTCGATACCCTTCTCAATCGCCTTGGCAATGCGGGCGAGAAGTTGTACCTCGGCATCCGCGTAGATCTGGGCGACTCCGTCCTGCAACCCTGCTACTGCGGCGGGCTCGAATGCCATCGGCTGACCCACCTTCTGCTATGCAGCGAACAGCAGCTCCTCGCTGTCGTCCTCTTCGTCGTCGGTGGTGCGAGGTTCGTCGTCGACCGGTTCTTCCTCGGCGGCATCACGTTGAGAGAACGGTTGATCTGCGCCCAACCTCAGCGGATCAGCGACCGCGCCTTCGTCGAGAATCCGAGCGACTTCGTGTGCGACCTGCTGGTCGTCATAGTCGGGATTCAGGTAGCGGACCTTCCATTCCGTGGATGCCGCTTTCGCGGATTCGAGCGCCTGGAGGGTCTGCCCCTTGGACTGCACCGATTCACGCGCGGCGGGCGGCCAGTGCACTTCGAGTTCCTGACCCACGACCGCGCCGGTCTCGAACACAGCGGCATCGACTTCGATCAGCGTGCGTGCGGCCCTTGTCAGTACGGCCTTCCAGATGCCGGAGCGGGTCTTGAACGTCGCGGTGCTGGCGTCCTTCTTCGCGTCCACTTCGGTAGCGGTCATGGCCGCGCCGGAGTCGTCCGAGAGGCCGAAGGTATACGGGGAGAACCCGACTCGGCGCAGGATGGCGCGCAGGAATCCTTCGCTGGTGCGGAGGTGGTCGTCGACTCGGATCGCGAATTGGTGCGCCTCGATGACCGGGCTACCGTTCGGGACGCCGCCGACCTTCTCGTACACCTCCTGTTCGACGTTGAAGGCCGTGCCCTTGCCTGGCCCCTTCACCTCGAGCAGGTGCTCGGAGACCATCAGCCGAGCCTTGGCCAGGCGCACGTCACGCGCGAGCGAGGAGTAAGTTTCGTCGATCTGGTCCATCAGGCCGATCACGGCCGGGTCGCCTATATCGGAGCGGCCGAAGTGCCGCAGAGTGCCCTTGCCGCGAAACACGGGGTTGGGCAAAGCGTTCGGGAAGTAGAAGGCGGTCAGGCCAGCGGTACCGGTGTCGATGTAGCCTTCGTCGTTGACGGGAATACCCTCGGTCTCGGGATGCTCCCATAGTTCGATCCGTCCGCCGAGCGTGATGGCGGTGCCTTCGTACAGGCCGTGATAGATCCGGCCGTACACCTGCCTCTGGGTACCGTCGCTGTAGAACTCGGTGAAACCCGGCTCGTGCCGTTCCAGATGCCGTAGCACGCGATCCTCGGCCTCATTCTGGTCGACGACTTCCCAGAAGGTCACCGCGGACAGTTCGCCGTAGATGAACTCGGGCACAGCTTGATCGGCATCGACGAAATCGAGCCAGGCGTGGTCCTTGACCGCAGTGTTCCACACGATGCGCGCGTAGACGCCGCCCAGCGCCGAGCCCGATTCCGCGCCTTGGAGCATCGCCGAGTGCATATGCGGCGAGTTGAGGATCTTGTCGATGCGCTCACGGGCCTCGTCGTTCGCGTCCTGGTCGTCGGCGGCAACCCGAAAAGCGACGGGATCGGGTAGCAGTAGCGACGCGGCGGTCTGCACGATATCGGCGGCCACCGGGATATGGATCTGTCGAATCTGGTTCGACACATCGGGTTTCGTACCCCAGAACAGGCGTTTGATCCGATCGCGCCACGTCGCACCCAGGCCTGAACGGGTCGGTTCGCCGTGGCTCGCCGACAGCTTCTCGGCGTCGCCCTCCCACCACACCTGGCAGTTGGCGAACATCCGGAAAGCGGGGGAGAGGTGGCGGGGCGGCCAAGGAGTGTTCGCGGTCGGCAACGGCATAGCTAGGCTGCCTCCTTGGCTGCGGGGATCGGAGTTGAAAGGTGCGAGAACCAGCGGAATTGCGAGGACACGACGGCGTATCGCAGGGCATCGCAGAAGTGGTCGTCGAGCTTGACCGGCTTGTCGATCCCCTTCTCCGACTGCTTGGAATCCCAGACATAGCCGTGGATTTCATTCAGCAGTCGTTCGCAGCGGTCGGAGATAAGCAACTGTCTGGTGGAGAACAGAGCGGCGACGGTACGGATACCGTCGAGCACTTCGTTTGTGGCGTCGGCGACGCGGGCGGTGTCGTCGCGGTAGAGCTGGAGCTTGAAACTCGCGGCGGCCGGGTCGACGAACACCCACTCGGGTTCGTGTTTGGTATCGCGCAGCCACTCCGCCAGCGCCGCAGACAGTTCGGCGTCGGTGCCACGCGGCGGTGACCATTCGTCGATCGCATACAGACGTCCGTCCGCGCCGATCCCTAGCAGGATTCCGGCGGTCGGGTTCGTCGTTCCGTAGTCGATTCCCAGCGCCAGGACCCGCGACATCTGGGGCAGGTTACCGTGGGGCACTTTGTGTTCGGCCTCGTCGAAGGATTCGTAGATCGCTCCATCGGCGACAACCCACTTCCCCAACACGAACCGCAGGTACCAGACGCCGGTGTAGCTGGACTTCAGCGAGGCGACGAAATCCGGGTCGAGGTTCGGGTTGTCATCCAGGATGAACGTGAACCGGTGCAGATCCAGCGGTCGATCCGGGTCACCGGCCTGGAGTCGAGCGAAGTCTCCTCGGCGGTCAATGATGCTGCCGTCATCGCGAATCCAGAATTTCGCCCGGTCGAGCCATTGCGTCTTGAACCAGTGCCGGGGCGACTCCGGGTTGCCCGTGGCGAACATCTGTGCGCCGGGGACCGAGAGTCGGGAGAAAAGCATGTTCCAGTACGACTCCGGCAGGGTCGGCGCCTCATCGACATACGCCCCTGCCAGGGTCAGGCCCTGAATCTTGGTGCGGGCGGCCTCGTTGTTCGCGCCGACGAGGATCACTATGCGCCCGCAGATGTTGACGGTGCCGTTGCCTCTGTTGATTGAGACGCGGCCCGGTCCAAGCATTTCCTGAATCGGCAGGATCAGGTTGTTGATGATGGTGCGCTCGGTGCGGCCGGTCATGAGAAGCGTTCCGGGCGGCCCCTTGCGGCAGTAGCGAATCCAGTCGATCAGAGAGCAGATCGTTTTCGACGAACGCACCGAGCCTTCGTACACGTTCAGGCGCGCGGTCGAGTTTTGCACGGCGAGGAGCTGCTTGCCGACGAGCGGCCGGATCGCACTCATGCCGCCTGCCCGAGTTCGCCGGGATCGCTGGTGGCACTGCCGAGCATCGCGTCCAGCCATACGTCCACGGCGGGCAGGTCTTTCCCGTCATGCAACATCTTCTGTGCGGCGAGCTGGTCGAGACCGGTGTACTTCGTGCGGCGCTCCATGATCTTCAGGGCGCGGTCGATTGCTTGCAGGTCGCCGCGCGATGCCTTCTTCCAGATGCCGAGCAGCATGGCGTCCAGCCGGGAGATTTCCAGCGAGAGCATGGATTCCGCGGGCTCTCGCGTGAGTTCTTTCATCGACTCTTCGACGTAGGAGTGCGCGGTCGAGGTGGAGATGTCCAGCGCTTGGGCGATCTGCCGGTAGTTGGCTCCCGTCTCGCGAAGCTGGAGCGCTTGGGCCATTCGTTTGCGCTTGTCGATGGATTCGGGGCTGGTTCTGCTTTTGCCTGGCACCGGGGTGCCTCCTCGCGGTGCGTCGGACGCACCAGGCGGCCGGATGCGGTGGCCGGGCCGTCTGGGCGGGCCGTCCTCGCCCCTCCCAGCGAGGCCGGGCCTCATCCGCCAATGAGCGCTGTAGTTGTGCGCGGGGGCGGCCTTGCTGAGGAGGAGCGAGGAAAGTGCGACGCCCCCGCTACGACCGGTGGGGAATCCGGGAGCGGGGGCGTCTGTGGAGGGCGCGTGGTGCGAACACCGCCTGCTGCCCTCGGCTCTATCAGGCGCTATGCGGAGGAATGCACGCGACGCCGATGGCTGGAGTCTATCGGTGGGTCTGCGACACTGCGGATTTGGAGTCGCACTCTGCCGCACACGCGTGACTTCGGTACTGTGTCTATCGCCCCTGAGAATCCTCCTCCGATCTCCACAAATGGTGGAGCGAGGCTGCTCGCTATGTCCTCACTCTGCCAGGACAGGACTTTTCAGTGAATTTGCTTGGGGCCTTGGCGGGAGTTGCTGGGTTGATCACTGCGTCGGCTGCTGCGGTCGCACGGATCAGGATTGCTAGAGCGAAGGCGGCCGTGGCCGAGCAAGCTGTGAGGGATCTCCCGCCAGAGCAGCGCTCGGCGGTAATCCATGCTCTAACAATGCTTCTCACGACACGTAAGGATCTATGAGAGGGAGGAGATCGGGCCGTGCCATGGTCAAGCCCGACGCTGCACACGAGAGGACGCTTCGGCCGTGCAGGTTCGCTGGTCTGGTTTTCCGGCCCACTGTCCGATGGCTTCGGCGAACCGAATGAGCAGATCTACCGGCGGTGAGTCAAACGACAAGTCAATCTTCGTGGTGTGCTGCTCTGGAATCCGCTGTGGTAGTTCGCTACTCATGGCTTCCCCTTGCGGTTCGATGCGCCTCTTGATGTTGGCCGAATGACGTTCTGGCGGTAGTTGAAGTGTCGAGTTCTGCGACTTCAACGGCCATGCTCGTTCGCGATTCGTCGATATGCATTCGACGCATAACCTGCTCGCGTTGAACGAACTACGCTCGGAGCGCTTGACCCACAGTTGCTTCAGCGGTCCAGTTCAACACATACGTTTCGTTCTGAAGGGAGATGTCTTGGAAACGACAGTCGAGCCGAGTCAGACGGCAAAGCCGCAGCGACACAAGGTCACCGGTGACGTGCACCTGATCCTGCGTCGTGGCGATGAGGTGCTGTTCGGGCAACGCCAGAACACCGGGTACGAGGATGGCGCGTGGCATTTGCCTTCCGGTCATCTCGAAGCCGATGAGTCGGTTGTCGAGGCACTGATTCGGGAGGCTGATGAGGAGATCGGGGTGCGTATCGTGCCTGCGGATGTCCGCTTCAGCCACATCATGCACAACTCGTCGTCCGGTGGTCGGGTGGCGTTCTTCTTCACGGTGGACCGCTGGGATGGTGAGCCGACCAATCGCGAACCGGACAAATGCGCTGCACTGGAGTTCTTTCCGATCCGGGACCTGCCCGACCACATGATTGAGTACTGTCGTGCGGCTATGGGGCACGTGAGCGATGACGAGCCCTTCTCGGCATTCGGCTGGTAGCACTATGACCACGCAAGACAGACCGGTGGTGTGCATCAGCTATCTGGCATCAGCCGAGCTGTGGAGCGTGCCGAAGTTCCCCGCCGTGAATCACGGAGCCGAAATCCGGGCAACGGAGATGTCTATCGCGGCAGACGGTCCCATGGTCGCGGCAGTGTTGGCGGCGCTGGAAGTGCCGACCCTGCTCGTGGCAAACGATTTCGGCAGTGACGAGGCGGGCCGACGAGTCGGGCACTGGCTACAGCAACACGGCGTTGGCGCGACGGCTGTAGCCAGTACCGACTACGCAACTCGGCGAGTCGTGGTTGTCTCCGACGGTGACCACACCCGCACGTGGTTCGCCTACCTTCCGGGAGTGGCCGACGCGCTGGAGCGGGTGGATTTATCCAGCATCGCCACGGCTTCGTTCGTATATCTTGACGCCTACCAGCTCATCGAGGCTGCGGCGATACGAGTGATCAGGACTGTCCGTGCCCACGGGCAGCGCCTGTTCGTCAACCTCGGAGGGATTCCACTGTCCGACGCACTGCGGCACGAGTTGGCGGGATACTCGAATCTGCTGATCCAAACCAACATCGACGATGACGACCACGTCGAGGCTCCGAGCGTGGCCCGAAGATTGCTCGAGTGGACATGCGCGGACTGGGTCATCGTGACCACGGGCCGCTACGGCGCGCTCGCCGCCAGCCACTCGCAGTTGCTGACTACCTCGGCGGTTCCGGTCGAGGTCCGCCATACCCATTGCGCGGGAGCCGCGTTCTCTGGTGGACTCCTCTACGGACTGCACGCCGGTATGCCGATGCGGCGCAGCCTGATGCTCGCCTCGGCGAGCGGGGCGCTTCGCTGCGTTCGCGACCAAAGCGCCCCGCTGCCTTCACTTCACGATCTCGAATCGCTTGTCACACTGCTGGCGCGCCCCGCTTCCAACTAGAAGAGGCCCCATTCCTCCAGGCGCACAACGAGTTCCTGAAAACGCTCCGGCGTCATCCGCTTCTTGAAAGACTCCTCGGGCGACTCCTGACCAGCGCCATATTGCCACCACACTTCGCCCGTCGCACGGTCGCCGACCAGAAAGCGATCCTTCACAGCCGGGCCTCGGACGACCAGCGAAACAGTGAAAGGTTCCGCCACTACGGCGTGCACCATCGTGTGATGGAGCGCGTAGCCGACGCCGACCGGTTCCTCCCGCACCTGAAGAACCGGCAGCTTCACCGGGTCGATCTGATCGTCAACCTCCGCGTTGCCGAACAGGTAGTGCCGGTACTGCCCGCGAAGTATGCGGCTCGCGTATGACCACCGGTGATTGTGCGGCCGATCGAAATAGCCCGGCAGGAACACATGCAGGCGAATCCGCACTCCCGAGTCGTCGTCGTTGAACAATACGATCTTGTCCAGGATGTCGTAGTGTTCGCACAGCGTGAGCAGTTCCGGCTGGTTCGGCAGGCCCCAGAGTCGGCTGCGCACAATGGCGGGATCGGCAGCCACCTCCTCGAAGAACTCGAACGAGGCGCGCTCCACTTCGTCGATGTCGTTCCAGTCGATGCCGCACACTTTGGCCGCCGCGAGGTCGAGGTCGGACGTGTTGGTCTCATACATTGGCTGTTCACTCCTCGGGTTTGGCGCTGGATTTCCACAGTCGACAGACCGGCACGATGTCGGGGTAGGAGCTGCACGAGGACGCGCCCATCACCAGCTCCTCCGCCGGGCAGCCCCCCATACATGCCTTGGCTTTGCAACCTCCGCAGCTACTTTCACTGAGGACGCTGGTGAACAGCTCGAATTCGTTGGGGCCGTGGTTGAGCTGGACCTGCCCGTCGGTCATCTGGGCGTAGTTCATCTTCGTGTCGAACAGATAGCTGCACACGTACGCGCGGCCGTCCGGGAAGATCGAGATCCGGTCGAGCGTGCGCCCGATGCATCCCTGATAGCCCTCACTTGCATACCGATCGATCTGATCGCGTCGGACGTATGTCGGCTGGTACCAGACTCGCGTTCGGTATTCGGGCGCAACCTGATTGAGGTTGTCGCAGAACGCGACCCATTCCGGCGGAGTCATCGCCATCTCGGGATTGCCGTGCCCGACACCGATCGTGCTGAATACGTGGAACTTGACCAGGCTGACGCCCAGTTCGTCTGCGACGGTGAGCAGTTGGAGGGCGTCGGTTTCATTCGATTTGTTGACCGTGCAGATGATCCGAGTATCGAAACCGCGGGCGGTCAGTTCATCGATTGTCGCCATCGCGATATCGAACGTTCCAGGTCCCCGCACGACGTCATGGGTCGTCTTGCTGCCGCCATCAAGACTGACCTGGATGTATGCGAAATCGGAGGGTTCCATCTGTCGGAACTTCTTAGCAGCCGGGACCTGCGCGTTTGTCGTGGTGATGACGTGTTCGTACCCGATCTTGGCCGCCGCGCGTATCGAGTCGACGAAGTACGGGTGCAGCGTCGGCTCGCCTCCGAGGATGGTCACCTTGCTGCCGCCCAGCTTGCGCCACGTGGTGAGCCAATCGACGATTCGAGGAAGCTCGATCTTCAGCGCGCGCTCCAGGCGCTCACCCATATAGCAGTGCTCACAATGCAATTGGCACGCCTCGGTGATGTAGAGGTAGACGTTGCGGAACCGTCCGTAGGCGACAGGGTCGATGCGTTGGGGCTCCGGCATGGTGATCTTGCGAGGCATCCGGGCATGGCCGTAGCCGTCGCCACGGACCTTGGGTGCCGGCAGTGGAACAGATGTCATTTGACTGCGCTCCGAGAAATGAGAAGGGGGGCAAGCAGATTCGCGGACCCATCGATCGTCGAAGTAGTGTCGAGTTGGGTGACGGTGATGCCCGCTTCGGTGAAGCCGGTGCGGATGCCGCTGGCAGCGTTCTGGTAGCGCTGAAGCCTCGCCCGCAGCAGGCGAGGGGAGTCGCCACGACGTGGATGCAGCAACCCGTCGCAGCGTGAGCACGCCCAGGGATCATCCGCCCGTGGAATCACCGGCAAGCGCGGGTCGGAAATCGGGTCGCGCTCGCAGCGATGGCAGACCTTGCGGTGTTGTGCTCGCTGCTTCAATGTCTTGGCGTCGGTCAGGAGTTCGATCGCCTCGACATGGCATCGCGGCTCGACCTGTGCCACAACGGACAAGAGTTGGCCGACCTGATTGGCAGCGCCGGGGAAGTTGTCCAGCAATACGGTATGGGCGTTCGGGTCGTCCGATACACCTCGGCAGTAGTCCCGAAGCGCCAATTCAACGGTTTGCTCGTCGATCCATCCCAGGTGCCGACTGTCGGTCGCCGTTGCCAACAGGACCTCTTGCGGTACATGCTCGCGAAGGCGAAAAACCCGTCTTCCCGATTCAGCCCCGAGCACCATCGTCAGCGTGGTCTTGCCCGCAGCCGGTGGCCCGAACAGCGGAACGACCAAAAATAGCCCCACAGGCCCGCTCCTTCCTCGACGCGATTTCGGACAACCCAAGAGTCCGACGACGAAGAAGGCGAAACCACAACACCAATGCATTCGGGATATGCGCCGAACGCATAGACCGCTGCGGCACTGCGTGATACCTTCCGCAGATCAGGGAGATCGAGGGGGTCGACGCCCCAAAGTCCAGCCGGAGCGGTCGCATGAAGCCGAATCCGCGGTCACGGCGCTACTGTGCCCATTGCGGTACAAGGCTGAACTCCTACAACAACGAATCCTTCTGCGGCGCTTGCGAACCCACCATCCTGAAACCGCCCACCCTTCCGCCCGCGTTCTGGCAGACCGACCTGATGCGCGACGCTCTCGCCACCTGGCATATGGGGCGCGTGATCTACGCCTATCGGACCCACCCCTTCCACAGGCGAACGCTCGCGCAAGACATGGTGGCCGGCTGGCTGAACCTCACCCAAGGCCAATTGAGCAGGCTTGAGAAGGGCACCGCGCCGGAGCAACTGAGCAAGCTCATCCACTGGGCCGAGACTCTGAACATCCCGAGTGATCTCCTTTGGTTCAAGCTGCCGAAGCGAAACGCCGATACGCTCGAGGATGTGAACCGCCATGGATTCCTACGAGTCGCGACAGCAGTCACGCTCGTCCCTGGAACCTTGCTCGAACTGATCTCCGCCCTCAAAACGACACCCGTTCCGCCGACAGTCGGACAGGACGAGATCGACGAGATCCGGACCGCAGCCAAGCAGATCAGTTCATGGGACGCGACGGATGGTCGCGGCCTCGTACGCGAAGCGGTCTTCGCGCAGCTGCGGTACGCGGTTCGCCTGCTCGGTGCGAACGCGACTCCCAGAGACAAGATGGAACTTCGCTCGGCCGTAGGATTCCTCAGCCACACAGCCGGATTCATGGCATTCGACCGCTACGACCACAAGGATGCCCGTAGCATGTTCGAGCTCGGGCTGGCCTGCGCCGAAGACGGCAAGGACTGGAACCTCCGCGCGAAAGTCCACTCATCGATGGCCCGGCAGTCGATCTGGCGCGGCGATCCCGACGACGGATTGACCTCCGTCGAACTGGCATTCGTACGATCCGACCGGCTCACCGCGACCGAACGGGCCATGTTGCACACGACAAAAGCTCGCGCGCTGGCGAAGCTCGGGCGCGTTCAGGAGACCCTTACCGAGATCGGCAGGGCCGATGAAGAATTCGCCAAAGCACGCCCTGAGAACGACCCCGCGTGGATGAAGTATTACGACCTCGCGCAGCACTCCGGTGACACCGGCCACGCACTATATGACCTCGCTATGGCCGGCCAGTTCTCCGGGGAAGCGCGAATCCGCCTCTCCGACGCTGTAGACGGGCACACCGACGCCTATCTCCGCGCCCGCGCGATCTCGGGAATCAAACTGTCGTCACTGGTGATGGCGGTTGGTGATCCGCAGGAAGCGGCAGCGATCGGACACCACGCACTCGAAGACGCCGAACATCTGCGGTCCCGGCGAGCGGCCGACGACCTCCGGGATCTGTACCGAATCGCATCGCGGAGAATCGACCAGCCCGAGGTGGCAAACCTGACCGGCCGAATCGAAGGACTCTTCGCCACATGACCGCCGAGACCATGCCGGATCCAACCAGCGAGATCCTGCGCACCGCGTGCGCCCGCGCCGGTCTGGACTCGGCCGGCGCGACGGTCCTCAACCGCAGTGAGAATGTCATCTATCGGCTCCCCGGTTCCGTGGTCGCGCGAATCTCCAGGCCGGGCCAGCGCGCCGCCGCCCTCCGCGAGGTCGAGGTGGCTCGCTGGCTCGAATCAGTCGACGTTCCCGCCGTCCGTGTACTGCCGCAGACTGATCAGCCGATCGTTGTCGACGACCAGGCAGTGACCTTCTGGCGAGAATTGCCGCCACACCGTCACGGAACGCCGACCGAGGTGGCAGGGGCGCTTCGCAAGCTGCACGCGCTCACCCCTCCGGCAACATTCGACCTTGGCAGGCTAGATCCATTCGTCCGGCTGGGCCAGCGGATCGAATCGGCGAGCACCATATCCGCCGACGACCGCGAATGGATGCGTGAGCACCTGGCGGAGTTGAAGGAGCATTGGACTCGGTTGCCGGAGGGGCTTCCTTGGTGTGTTGTGCACGGGGACGCCTGGGTTGGGAACGTGGTAGCCACGGAGGACGGCGAAGTCGTTATGCTCGACCTCGAACGGACATCCATCGGTCCACCGGAATGGGACACGGTCCACACCGCGATCAAGTACAAGTCACTCGGCCAGATCACAGAGGACGAGTACCGTTCCTTCTGCGAAGTCTACGGATCTGACGTCACGATGTGGGACGGGTACGAACTACTGCGTGATCTGCGCGAATTCCGGATGACGACCATGGCGGCTCAGACCGCCGTTACGATCGAAGCCGATCAGCCACAAGCCGACCACAGGATCGCTTGTCTCCGAGGAAGGCTTGGCCCCCGACCTTGGTCCGGATGGTGGCCGGTGCCATCCCGATAGCCCGGAAAACGCGGCCAGTGGCTATGTCGAAAGCAGCGTCGATCGCAGGGGTGTTGCTCGAACACGATGAAGTGCCAGCACGTCACCGAGACGGAAGACCGTACCGCGCTTCTCGATACAGCCGGACAGTTTGCCGCGCTCGTGCCATTTGCGGATGGTCGCTGCCTTGACAGGGGAGTTGTCGAAGTGCGGTAGCAGCCGCGCCAACTCGGCGGCTGTACCCGAAACCTGCTGCGCTTCCTGCCACATCCACGCGCGATGCTCGGCCGCCTGATGTTCACCCCCGCAGGCCCGGCACGAAACCGCCCGCAGGTGCCCAGGCGCGGACACAGGCGCGCCGCAATCGAAGCAGTAGCCCGAGAACGCCAGGCTGGCGGGAGCGTCCACCACGCCCCAGGCTTTGGTGATTTCGCGCAGTATCGAGCGGATCCAGAATTCAGCGCCATGTCCGCGGCTGGTGTGTGGAAGTTGGTCGAGGATGGCGAGCGCAGCGGCGCCGGGCCTGAGTGGGCGGGGCGCGTAGGGCACTGGGGCAGCGGCATGGCGCAGGGTCCGCAGCAAGGAACGGCGCTGTTCGCTGGCGCGGTCATTGAGGATAAGCGGTCGATCATGGCCGCTGCCTGGCGAGCCGTCCCCGCGCGGGCGCGTGACGTCGGTCTTGGTGATCGTCACGTTCAACTGCTCGAATAGCTCGGGGATGCGCCGCAAGTCGCGTACGAAGGTGGCGAACAGAGCGTCGGGGACGGCAGACAGCAGTATCACCTCTCAAAATGGCTGGTCGGCTGGGGCATTCGGGTGTGTGAAACGGACAGGCGCGAGGGCATCGAGGTAGGTGGCTCGCCGCGCGGGGTTGGACTTGCGGCCGGGCCAATGGTTGGAGCAGCCGACCAGAAAGCCCTTCTTGATGGCGTAGAAACCGCCCCGTTGGGTCTGCGGGTCGGGTCGGTGCCCGGCGCGAATCCAGGCGGCGTACTCCTCCCACAGGTCCGGCTGCCGGAATCGCATATGCAAGATGAGGTGGCAGGTGATGCACAGCGGCACATACGTTTCCGGCCGCGAGTAGTCTTCCAGGTGCCCGTGGATCGCGCCGCTGGTCTGCCCGCACACGGTGCATTCCGACGGCGGCTCCCACAGTCCGGATGTCCACATGGCGTTCAGTTCGTCCTGCGCGCGTTGCCGGTATGCGCCATCGAACCCGTTGTAGGTGGACATCCCCATGGTGACTACTCCTTTAGCGTCAGATACGCGCGGTGGTTGCCAGCGAAAGTCGCTGGCCGCCAATCTGTTTCAAGACCGGCAACTTCGTCGCTAACTGAGCGTAGCCTGTGTTTCGCGTCCTGCCGAGGCGCGCGGCCTTCCAGGAACAGATGGCTCACACCGGCATTAGCCAGCGTCTCGCCCAGCAGCTCCGGCGTGACCCCGGCGTCGTCGAGCTCGGGGAGCACGCGCCGCGCTACCACGATGGTGATGCCCGCGTTCGCCAGGAACTCCCCGAACTCCGGCATCTGGCCTGGTGTGAGCATCCAGTGCCGAACCGGCACATTCGGGCCGTAGGTGCCCGCCGTGCGCCCGGCGTCGATCGAGTTGGCGTCGGCCTCGACCGCGTGCACCGCGAACCGGGCGTGCTGAAGCCGCCGCGCGAGCAGACCAGTCGACGAACCGAGGTCGAGCACCGGGCCGTCCGACGGCGACACCTCCGACCTGATCAGGTTGTAGATGTCGTCATGGATACGCGGGAACCGGCCGGAGCGCTGCCAGTCGTACAGGTGCTCCGCGGAATCGAATCGGCTCATACCGCAGCGTCCTTCGGGTACCAGGCGGGCGAGTACGCCCACTCACTGATCTTGCGGGCCGAGAACACGCCGTCCTGGGCGAGTAGGTCGACTTCGGCGCGGGTACCGCCGATCTCGGCCGCGATCTGGTCCGGGTCCATGTGGTGTGTGTCCAGCAGTTCGCGCACGATCGCCGACATCTCCACGGCCGCATGGCTTCCCTTGGCGCGATTGATTCGGATCGTCATCAGCATGGCCGTCGGCTTGTCCACGTCCAGCACAGCGACCGGCACGCGGCCCTTCCAACGCTGCCGCACGGCCTTCGAGTCCTGCGAGAGCCGCCAGCGGTGGAATCCGTCGATGATGATGCGGTCCGGGTTCACCAACAGCGGCTGAATCCAGTAGGTGTGCAGCAGCGACCGTTCCAGCAGCCGCAGCTCGGGTTTGTGAACCCGGTTGGGGTTCCACACGTTCGGGTCCAGTGTGTCGGCCGGAACCCACTTGATGTGGTCGATCGGGTTCGCGCCCGCCGGGGTCGGGTCCAGGCGGGGGAGTCCGTCGGTGTTGTTCACTTGGCGGCTCTCTTCTTCTGCTCGGCCTTGGTCATCGGGGTGATGGTGCGTTTGTAGGCACCGGCCATGAATTGCTTGAGTACGTGGTCGGGCGGGTAGGCGGCCGGGTTGCGGGCGGCGGTGATGCGGATCCGCTTGAGCACGGTGAGCGCCTTCTTCCGCTGTGCCTCGTCGGTGATGGTCTCCTCCACGTACGCCTGCACGCCGTCGAATGACTGCCCGTACCGCGTCATGAGCGCGCCCCGGTCCAGCTCGCTGTAATAGCGTTCCTGCACAGCCATTTCCGGTACGAGCGAGATCACCTGCTCGTAGAACGTCGGCGCGTAGGCCCGCAGGCGGCCGAATGTCTTCGCGCTCTCCGCGTGCAGCGGCGTCGAAACCCTCAGCGGTGTACCGGAAAGTACCTGCGAGTCGTAGATCGGGCAGTACATGATTCCGCGGTCGTAGAAGTACCGGAAGATGTCGTTCTCTTGCCAGTCGAACAGCGGCTTCACCGTCATGACTCGCTGGTCTTTTGTGGCGTTGATGTAGTTGTCGTGCAGCTTCGCCTTGAGCGCGTTGAATCGCATGATGGACTCTGCGGCTCGCACGCCGGTCACGATGGCGACCTTGCCCTTCTCCTCGCGCGAGACCAGGGTGTCGGCGGTGTACTGGTCCAGCACGAGATCCGTGGGCAGGCTGAGCTTTTCCGGCGTGAGCGCCCATTCGGGTACAGGTCGCATGTGCTCGCGGGCCGGGTCCCACTGGATGTAGCGGGTCGACTGGCCGAGGATGTACTTCGTCGATTCCAATGGCACGCAGTACCAGCGCATATCGATCCAGTCGAACTGCCGGTACTTGTCGACGAAATCGACGACCTGATCGGGGATCAGTTCCTCATCGCGGAACACGACCTTCAGCGGGCGGGCGTCTCCGCGCTCCAACGCGACCTCGCGCACCAGGTGCAGCGCGGCGAGGGAGTCCTTGCCGCCCGAGAACGCGACCATGACCGTGTCGAACAGGTCGTAGACGCGGTGCATCCGCTTCTTCGCCTCCTCGTACACGTTGGCATCGATGAAGCCCTTGACTCGCGCCATCAGGCCGCTCGCTCGCCCGCTGTGGCTTCCAAGTACTCGGTCAACCGCTCGGCGACTGTGTCCTTGTCCGAGTAGGTGCGCTTGAGCCACTTCGTGAACTCGAACCAGACGTCCTGCTGCTGCTCGTCGTCGAAGATCAGGTTGTAGGAGATGACCGGGTTGCCGAGGCCGGGCTTGTCGTCTAGGAGGTCGGGGTCCTGCGGCTCCAGTTGGTCGAGCATGGCGTTCAGCTCGTCCTCGGTGTAGCCGGTGCCCTCCAGGTCGGCGACATCCTGGAGGAGGTCGGTAAGAGCGGCGATATCGTAGCGGCCTTTGTCTGCCAGCCGGTTGTCCGCGAGCACGATCTTCTTGGCGCGGTCATGGTCGCAGTCGACCCAGTGCACGTCGATCTTGTCCCAGCCCAACGAGATCGCGGCCTGCATCGTGTGGTTGCCCGCGAGCACATAGCCGGTGGCCTTCTGCACGACAATCGGGCGGAACTGGCCGTTCGACTTCAAACTCTCGGCGATACCGGGGACATCACCCCGGCGCGGGTTGCCGGGAAAAGGGGTCAGCTTGGAGACGGCGACGAGGGTCATTCGGAGATCCGTTCTGCCAGAGCGGCATAACCGCAGATGTCGGTGTAGTCGTCGCGTTGATAGGCGTGCCTCGAACGCGAGACCTTCAGCAGCACCATGAGGTTGGCGACGTCGCGGGCGTGAACCGGGTGGCCCAGGTACGCCGACCACAGGCCGGCGATCCGCTCGAACGATTCGGCCGGGTTCCCATAGGTGTTCATGCGGTCGCCGTCGGTGATCGCGGCGGCCTCGTGCAGCGCGGTTGCCGCGGGTGGGGCCGGGGTCGGGCCGGAGGTAGCGAACTTGGCGCGGGCGGCCCAGTCGGTGCCGATCTCGTCCAGCTCCTCGGCGATGTCGGGTTCAGGCTCGGCGGCAGTGGCGCCAAGGATCGAGCTGCTTGTGTCGGCCGAGGTCGGCTGGCCGTTGGCAGTAGCGATGCGTTCAGCCTCGGTCGGCATCAGCGGGTTCGCGCCTGCGGCGACAGCGCTGGTGTCGATCGGCAGCGGTTCTCCGTCGGGGAAGCGGCCGAGCGCGTCCTCCAACTTGGCGCGCAGCATCTCCTTCGTCACACCGATCATCTGTGGGGGCACGGTGTATCTCCTTCGGGGTCACGGGTTACGGGAAGTCACATACGCCTGACTGGCACGCGAAGGGCGGTGGCTCACGCGATGCCTGCCGGTTCCGCCACGTAGCGCCAGTTGAGTTCGAGCCACAACGCGCCGGTTTCGCCTTTCACGGCCTGGTGGATGATCGGTTCCGGCTTTGCCATCCAGCGGGGCGAGTCGTCTTGGACCATGCCGTAGCCGATCTGGGCGGGGACGGGGCGTTTGGTGCGCGGTGAGATACTGGGAGGCTTGCCGACGGTGAGCGCGTCACAGATGGGTTTCAGGGTGGCCCAAAGGTTGTCGGTGTCGCGGACCCTTCTGTCGCGCGGCCGATAGTGCAGTTGCACGGTCAGGTGGTCGACGCCTTTCGGCAACCATGCGATAGCGGCCAGGCGGCATACGTCTTCGCGAATCTGTTTGCGGGTGCGGGCTTTCGCGAAAGCAGCGCCACGGGAAGCGCCGGAGTCGTTCAGCGACAGCGGTGGTTTCGTGTAGGGCAGCGCCAGAATGGCAGTGTTGTTCATCGGGTGGTTCCTCGCGGGTGTCGATGGCGGTCGATGGGGCAGGTCAGAGTTCGACGGTTACTTCGATGTCCGCTGGCAGTGTGAGCGGCCGTTCGCCGGAGTATCCGGTGGTGACGTAGGCGACGAGATAGCTTGATTTGTGTTCCAAGCCAGCGATTTTCACGCGGTGCGTGCGCCCTCTATCGCGGTAGACGAGGGCCTTGCCGACATCGTTGCTGTTGAGGTCGCCGAATCGTTTGGTCATGCTGCCTTCCTGCTGGCGCGGCGGTAGGTGGATTGGCAGCCGAGGCAGCGGCCGTCGGAGTGGAAGCGGGCGTGGCCTTCTGGCACTGGATCTTCGCGTCCGACGAGGGGGCGTTTGCAGTCGGCGCAATGGTCGGGCCGCAGCTGGTAGACCTTCGTGAGCTGACCGGATCGGGCGGTGGCGGAGTAGCAGCCTTTGCATAAGCCTCGGGCGGCCAGGCGGGCTTCGTTGAGGCCCAGGGGTTCTCCGGCGAGGACGAGGCGACGTTCGCATCCGGGGCAAACGGGGATGCAGTCTTCTGGGCGGCCGTACCGGTTGATCACTTCGCGCAGGGTGAGGGCGGTGTCGTTGTCGCCTCGGCAGATGATTCCGGCGGCGATGACGCCGTCTGCGGGGAGGGTGACTTCTGGCTCGGTGGCAAGTTGTCCGGACCTGAGTGCAGCACGGGCACATCTGACTAAATGGCTGATAGGGCAGATTGTTTCGCAGACGGCGACGGCTTGGATGGTCTCAGGAAAGAGATGCCAGTCGGGTTCGTCGCCAGGCTGTAGGAATCGGGGGTCGAGGTGGCATGGTGCCTGCTCTGCCCGCGTGTCCCTCATGCTCAGATCCTCTGCCGCTGCGCAGACACTGCGCAATGCGCTGCGCACCGCAGTGTGTTGCGTTCGTCCTGGGCGCGCGACTTCTCCCGACGTCAGGAGGCGGTTCTCGGAGGAAGACGCAACACGCTGAGCGAATCGACACTCCACGACGAGCGTTTGTGGCCCCGACATCATGTGAGTCGGCCGGGATCAAGCTCCCCGTCAGGCTTCGCCGACGGTGATTCCGGGACCCGCATCGAGGCCTGATGTGCGAAGTGCCGACGTCTGCCGTGCAGCTACGAAGCGACCAGCGGGCCGACAGCTTTCATCAAACAGATGTGCGGGCCTGGGAACCTCCCGCACGTCTAGTATTCCCCGGTGTGAGTGCTGTGTTGTCGTCTTTGGTTGCTGTTGCGGGAACACTTCTCGGGTCCGCTGCGACCTTCTTCTTTCAACGGGCGAGTGCCGATCGGACGGCTGCACTAGGGTTTGTGGAGAAGCTAAGACAGGACCGACTCAACGCGTACAACGCTTTTGGAGATGCAGCGATCGAGTACCGGAGAGCGGAGAACGACCGGTGGTTTCGACTTCAGGAAGGCGACGGCGAAGCTAGCCAAGCGGCGGCAAAGGTGGCCCATACAACGCGAGCTTCGGCCCGCAGTGCGCTGGTGCGCATTGCGTTACTGACGAGCGACACACGAATGCAGGATCTCGGCAACGAGATTATTCAGGTCTCTCGGTCGATCTCGCAGGCGAACGGTGCGGACGAACGGGAGAAGCGCGCAGCGCGAGCTAAACTCTTGATCGATGCAGTGATTGAACGGGCTGCAGCTCAGGTCCAGTCGCCGCCTCGTCAGCTTCGACCGACGCTGGGACTTCACGAACGACGCGACCGGCGATAGAGCCATCGATCGCGCCGCGTGGACCCGGCTGCGGCGTCCCCCTCGTCGTTCATTGGTGGCCGTGCGCGACCACGAACACGGTGTCTCCGGCCAGGATGGTCATGCATCTGCGATCCGGGTCAGGGGCGTGAATCTCGATGTGGTCGAGCGCATCCCGGTTGCGAGTCCAGGAGCGAGTCGGACCAACGGCTTGCGATACAAGACTTCGTGATTTGGCGTTGGCCCAGCTCGGCGATGAGACTCATATCCGGCCTACATGGGTTCGGTCAGAACGGCGAACGGCCCCTGCGCCGCCACGTCGAGACTATCGAGCGCAACCTCCGAGCCGGTGGTGTACCACCAGCCATCGACCTTGTGCCAGATGGTTTCGAGGAGTTCGGACCGAAGCACGGTGCCATTGCGGCATTCTTTGAGCCAGGACGCAGGGAAATCGGGATGCGCAGCGATCACGGCCGGACCATCCGCGGCTGGAGCGAGTTTTGGTTGGTCGGTGAGTTCCAATGCCGCGGCAAGGTTGGCCAGCGTGCTGAGCGTGCGGGCCAGGACCAGCAGCCGACCTTGCCCGCGCGGAGTGGGATCGCTGACGGCGTCGGTGATGGCTTCCAGGATGGATTCGATTGCGTCGACGGTGGAGTCGGACACGGGCATAGGTCTCCTCATCCGGTGGGATGGTGGTTCGTTCGGGTGCGCCTGGCGGGACCGGGGTCAGTCGGCGGTGACGTCGTAGGCGTCGGCGATGGTGTCCGCTGAGGTCGGCGAGAATTCGCCGGATGTTCCTTGAAGTACCCAGTCGCCCGACTTGAGTGGAAGCCATTGCGAGAGAGCGGAGTTCCACACCTCAGCGGTGATGTTCGGGTCGTGGTAGGCGGCGGGGTACGCCTGGTCGCCTGGGTAGGCGCGGGTACACGGGGTGTTGCCATATGCCTTGTGGCCCAGCATTTCCGCGTTGACTTCGTGCAGGTTGTTGCCGGTGTACTGGATTGCCTTGATGTTGATCGGTTTGGTCCGGAGGGTTTTGGTGGGCATCAGAAGGTCACCTCGTTCGGGTACGCGTCGTACGGCTCGACGATGCTGGCGAAATCGTTGGCGATTTCGACGAATCCGATGTCGTCGCCTCGTCCGTCGAAGGTGATCCGAGGGACGACGTAGACGCTATGGCCTGTGTAGCCGGTTGCAGAGTTGGAGTCGGGCCGCAAGCGTCTCGTGCACTTACGGGCAGTGGGTTCCGGAGACGACGCCCTCAAATTTGCCGAGACCGCCGATCTGCGCCTTGCCGAGCTGGCCGACCGCGAGCGTTCCGTTGGCAAGCCGATTGTCCGCCTTCGCCGTTCCGCTGGAGGCGCAGTTGATCCGCACCCAGTAGCCACCGTCCGCTAACGTCGACTGAAGTGTGCGCGCCAACTTGTTGTAGGTGTTCAGCAGGTCAGAGGGGTCCGCGCTGACAGTTGCGACGCGGATCTCCTGGCCCTGGATTTCGTAGGTGTAGCGGGGCGGCTCCGGGAAGGCGGTCGTTGTGGGGGCCGTTTTCGTCGACGAGCTGGTTGCCGTCGGCCTGTCAGTGGTTGTCGAACATCCGACCAGAGGGGCAGATGCGGCGACGGCCATGCAGAGGGCGAATGCGGCACTCCAGGCATGTCTCATAGCTGGGCATCCTGCCAGCCAACCCCGGCAGTGGCAGAACTCCGCACGAGGCGGAGTTGGTCACACCTGGCGAGTTCCGGTCCAGCCCACCGATCGACGGAAGGCGTCGCCCCGCTCCTCCTGCAATTGCTGAAGCTTCAGCAAACCCTGTCGATGTTCTTCGAGCCGGATCGACGGGCCGCCCATCGACAGCTTGTCTGTAAGGGTCCGGATTTGCTGATCGAGGGCAATACGCTCGGCGTTAGCGGCCTCGTCGACAATCCGCGGCTGATCGATGTGAGGGTTGGTCATTTCGGAGATCCTTCGGTGTGAAGGGTTGCGGCGGTGAGCTTTCCAGCGGCGGTATCGGCGATGGTCGAGCATAGGCGGGTTTGCGGGCCGTGACGCGCGGCTGGATGGTCGAGCGTTGATCGGATCCGCTCGAATGACCCCACAGCCTCGGTCGCAGCCTTCCGGAGTTGATTCGCGCGATGGTCGAGCGCTTTGCGGGCCGTGATCAGGTCGCGGAACCGGCGATTGACGGTCGATATGTGGATGAGCAAGTCGGCCACTTCGCCCGTGGTCAGGGTCAGCGTTGGGTGGCTCTCCCCGGTGAGGATCGCCTCTCCGGCGGCCTCGGCGCAGCGGGAGTACAGGACGTCCAGGATGTCTGACATCAGATCACTTCCCAGATCGCGGCGGAACGGGCACTGGATAGCTTCGGAGGCTCGGCCATCCGGATACGGCCCTGGCGATTGGCGGCCTGGATGACGAGAGACACTGTGCTCGTGAGCGCATGAGGGATGTCGATGTCGCTGGTGGAGAATCGGAAGCCGGGGCCTCTGGCGATCAGCGCGTCGATACGTCGCTCGACCGCGAGTCGTTCGGGAGTGCGATACATGAACCCTGCCCGGCGGAGCGCGACCTCGAGCCTGTCGACGGTGTAGCCGAGGCGTTTGGCGATGGTCTCGAATGAGAGACCGCAATCGACCAACCAGCAGAAATCGACGACGAGGTTGGCGTTGGCGATCTCGGATGCGATTGTCGTGGGTTTGATGCCGAGCGGTCGACGGCGTGCGGTGATATCGCCGAACGTGAGGTCTTCTTCTACCTCGAACATGGTGGCGGGCATAGGTTTCGTGTCCTTCCGGACGGTCGCTGTGCGTCGTGGGAGCATGGAGGTGCTGGGTGGGCCGGAATCCCCTTCTCCGGCCCACCCAGCATGTTCACGTCGGTTAGAACGGGGCTTCCTCAGCGGAGCTGGAGGCCCACGGGTCATCGCCGCCGCGCTGCTGCGGACGATTGCCGCCGCTCCTACCATCGCCGCGCGTGGTCTTGGTGACTTTCGCGACGGCGTACTTCAAGCTCGGGCCTATCTCGTCGACCTCGAGTTCGACGACTGTCCTCTTTTCGCCTTCGCGTGTTTCGTAGCTGCGTTGTTTCAACGCGCCGGTCACGATGATGCGCGAACCTCTGGTCAGTGACTCGGCGACGTTCTCGGCTGCCTCCCGCCACAGATTGCATCGCAGGAACAGGGGATCGCCGTCCTTCCATTCCTGGGTGTTCCGGTCGAACACGCGCGGCGTGCTCGCGACGGTGAAGTTGGCGACGGCCGCACCTGCTGGGGTGAACCGGAGTTCGGGGTCGGCGGTCAGATTGCCGATGACGGTGATCACCGTGTCGTTGGCCATGAGTTGGCGCCTTTCGGGGTGGAATGGATTGGGATTCAGGAGAATTCGCGGAGGATGGCGGTCAATGCGCCGCCGATGTCCGGAGGCGTCCAGCCTTCGGGCTTGAGCACCTTGCCGTCCTCCCGCTTCAGGCACGTGCCGTCCGGGAGGATCTTCGCGAGGTTGGATCGGGTGACTTCCGCTGCGGCGGCGTGGGTTCCGGCCAGGCCGGCAGTCTCCAGGCTTCCGCCGTACGCCACTACGGCCATGTCGAGGAACGCGTCCACCATCTCGACGAGGTCCGGCCCTTTTCCGGTGCGCCACCCGTCTTCCAGCAGCCCGGCCAACCACTCCGCGCCATCGCGCGAACCGTGGGCTGTCTCCACGTCGACTGCTTCGATCCCGAGTGCGATCAGCAACTCGTCGAACTCCTCGAACAGCATCAGCAGACGGGCGGCGAGAATGCGGGTTGGCGGGACAGCGGGCTTGGTCGGGATCGGCTGCTCGGCGGCGGCCATGAACGTCTCGACACCTTTGAGCAGGTTCGGTGTGGTCACTTCAGAGTTCTTTCTGGGAGGGGTGCATGATCGGCGGCCTTGGCGACGCGGCAGGAGAAGCAGCGGCATCCCCAGTTCTGATATGTCGACGGTGTGCCGTGCTGGAGGTAGTTGCCGTTCTGATCGACTGCGGCGAACGGGCGACCTTTGACGATGACTCGTCGGGCACGGCGGCGCGCGCGTAGGTCGGCGGTATAGCGTCGCAACGCTTCTCGACATTCGGTGCAGCGGCATCCGCTGGTGTAGCTGGAGACCTTGCCGTGCGTGAGACCGGCGGCCTTGACCATCGTGTTGGTGTATGTGTTCACAGCAGGTCCCAGTCGCGGTCGAGGTCTGTGAAGTGGTCGCTGGCATCGACGCCGTAGACAGATTCCAGGGCGGCTATCCACGTGGCCGAGGGTTCGGATTCGATGCAGTCGGAACATTCACAAGCCGCGGGCTCGTTGTCCGGGTTCGTGCACCAGGCGCAGCCGCATTGGGGGCCGTTGGTGAGCTGGTCGGGGTGGCAGGTGGGGCAGTCGCCGGTGTCGTCGCACAAGTGGTGTGCGTCGATATCGGTTGCGGGGTCGACGAATTCGACTCGCATGGGTGGTTCCTTTCGATCGCCGGGGCGCGGGCTGGCGGACCCGTGGTCCCGGTGTGGTGGCGGTTCAGGCCGGGTTGTCGAGGTGGAATGAGAGGCGACGGGCTGCGGCTTCGATCGCTGCGTCGTTCTCGGCGAGGAACTTGATGCGTGCGTCCTGAAGCTCGACGATTTGGCTCTGTTCGCGGCGAATCTTGGCCTCCCACAACGCATGTGGCGTGTGCACGGTGTCGAGTACCTGGGCGATTAGGGCCTTGAGTTTCGCCCTGGCGGCGGCGGTTGGGAAGTCGTCCCAACCGCCGTCGGACTTCCGCCACCATTGTGCCGCGTAGACGCCATCGCGCGGGGCGCCGCAACCTTTTGCGATCTCGACAATCAGGTCGACGTGGACGGTGTAGTCGACGCGGTTGACGTGTAATCGCTTGCCGCTGATCCGCAGGACCCAGCCGCCGATATCGCTGCCGTGTTGTTTCTCGCGCCACGCGTACGCGACCTGGAACGCTCCGGTGACGGGGCCTTCGGCACGGTAGATGTGGTGTCCTTCGGAGGTGGTTTCGCCTGTGTCGGTGAATGTTTGGCTGGCCATGATTTGGCTCCTTTCGCGCCCGGTGGCGGCCGGATTGGTGGTGACCGTGGCGGCGGTCAGGCGGCGTCGTCGGCCAGGTCGAGCAAATCGTGCTCGTACTCGTGGCCTTCGTCGTCGATGTTGAACAACAGCCCGAGGGGCTGTTGGGTTTGGTCGATGATGCGGAGCGCGGCTTTGATTCGGCGGTGCTTCCGATCGTCGGTGGTCACAGGCCGGCGGGCTGCCACAGCTTGTTGTCGTAGAGGGCGTTCAGGTCCCACGCCCAGTCCTCACCCATGTATCTGGCGAAGGCTTCGCGGACGTCGGCGATCTGCTGCTCGAACATGTGGCGCGCGGTGATATGGATGGTGTGGAATTCGCCCTCGTCGTCGGTGGCAGCGACCGGCCATGCCTTTTCAAGCCATCCGGCGACGTTCTCTGCCGGGACGAATAGGAAGTCTCCGTCTGTGATGTCGTCGCGCCACTGGCTGTGGTCGTATGCCTCACCGCTGGAATCGAATACATGAATCGTCATGGGTTTGCCCCTGTGGGTGGTGGTTCCGGCCACCTCGGTCGATGGCGGTCGACCGAGGTGGCTCTTTCGGGTGGTTTGTTCCCGTTGGCGGCCGGAAACTGTTGTGCCTCACTACCGTTCGATTATGGGGCCGTACGGCGCAACGGATATGACACTAACCTGCCGATGCTTCACTTCGCAAATGCTGCGCATGACCTGCGAGAACGGTTCTGTGTCATATATTACCCGGTCAGGGGCATTGTCAAGTTGGCGTATATGGCCCATATGGGCGCTATGCCCCACCCGTCTGCGAACTTTACTGCGCGCCATACTGCGCACCATCTCTCACGCCATCTCTTGTGTCGTATCTCGTGGCGTATAGCGCGCCGTATCTCGTGTCATATAGCAGGTCGTATAGCACGTCGTATCTCATGTCGTATGGCGTGTCGTGTGTTGCTCGCCCGAGCGCAACCGTGGCCGTCGCAGAATGTCCGCTAAATCGGCTGAGAACGCGGGAACAGGATCCGGGCCGGACGCAACCCCATTCGATCCATCCACAACCCGCCTGCGCCGTGCGAAAGGCTTCCGAGGTTCGTGTGTTCGGGTCGTCGCGTCGAACAGCGCCCGCGCCGCAGCCCGAGCCTCTTCGGACGCTGGTGGCGCGACTGGAAGTTCCGGCAGGTATTCCGGAGCGTAACCCGGAGCCTTTGCCGCCGAACGGATTCGTGCGGTGACGTGGCCGGGCATGATGCGCTCTGTCTGCTCCGCGTAGTGGCCGCGGATGGCTTCGGCTGCTGCCTCGGGCGTCCAGGGTGCCCGCCTGGCGGCGTCGAGCCACGAATCGACCATGAGTGCGTCGATGTTCCGGGAGTCGTAGCTCTGCGCGAGTTGGAGCAGCGCGACCACGGTGTCTCTGGGATTGCTGGACACGGCGAGTCTCCTATGCGGTGATCGCGCTGGACGATCCGGAGTTCGACAGCGCGCCTTGCGGGTTGGCGGATGGCGGGACGGGAAGTCCTGCGGCGCGCAGGATCTCCGGATTCGGGTTCGACTTGAGCGCTTCGGCTTGGGCGAATTTCATCTCGGCCGGGGTGAGCCGGTGGCCGTTCGGCATGACCGGGCGGTCCGTGGTCGCCGAGCGGCGGGTCTCGGCAGCGCGGCGGATCCAGTTGCGCCAAGCGGCTGTCCAGTCGGCGCGGCGTTCGCCTTTACTGAGCCAGTAGTCCGCGAATTTGCGGTGCTCGGCTTCGAGGTCGACGGTGGGGCATTCGGCGCGCATGGCGTCGATGACGGTCCAGCCGGGCATCCAGCCGTCGGGGAGCGCGGTCGCGCGCTTTTTGCGCGGCTCTCTAACTACTTCGTCAGAAGTAGTTGGTACGGGTCGGGTCGGGTGTTCAACGGGCGATGCTTCGTTTGTGCTCGGCACGATGCTCAGCCTCGGCGAAGCATCATGCTTCGCGATCGGTTCGCTGTTCGGTTCGTTCACCTCTTCCCTTCTGGATTGCCCGGACCGCCTCCCACCTGCGCGTCCTGCTTCGCGGAGCCGTTCGCGTCGGGTCTCGACTTCGGCCTTGGACGGGTTGAATTTCGACCAGTTTTTGAACGAAAAGTCGCCGTTGTCGTGCTCGTGCCACAGCCCGATTTCGACCAACTCTCGAGCGATTTTCGGTCGGATTCGGAGCATTTTCTGCGCGTTCTTCGAGACGACGCCGTCAGTGAGCTGGTCCGCGCAGTAGCTCCCGGCGGTGGCCCAGACCCCAATGGCCGCAAAGCTCGCGCCTAGTCTCTCCGGGCTGGACCAGAACTTGTCGTCGACCTTGAACCAGGTCATACCGCGTACTCGCTTTCGGTGGGGTGGTTCGGGCGCAGGAAGATCGAGTCGCGGATACGGGCGGCGGTGAAGAGCGTCCACTGGGTGCGCGAGGCGATCTCCAGGTCGGTGAATCCGTCCGCGACCAGTTGGCGGACCAGTACGCGACGGTCGTGCGGAGTGAGTACTTCGGCGGGCAGTTCACCGGCCTCCACCCTTGTGTAGGTGAACGGCTGCTCTGCTTTATAGCGGGCGGGCATGGTCATGGTGGTGTGCCTGAGGGGTTTCGGCGCGCTGCCGCGCGAATGGCTGGCCGTACGCCGTCCCGGCGACTTGGTCGGGACGGCGCACGGGCGGTTGTGCCGCTGGGTTGTTGCGCGTGTGGCGGCTGACTTCATCGGTTCGGGCCACGCGGGGTAGGTGGCCCATGTGGTTCACACCGTCGACTGGGTCGAATTCGGAGACGGCCATAGCTCGGCCGTTCCCTTCTGTCTGGACTGCCGACTCGGGTGCGCACGTTTGTGGCATGTGGGAACAGAATCTGTGTGCGCCAGTCGGTTTCGCTGCATCAGGCAGCCTCACGCTTGGCGATCACGCGATCGAACTGGGCGACGAGCCGGTCCACGTTGTCGCGGCCGAGAGCGGCTTCGATCTCGATCTGACGGGTCGGTGTTGTGTCGAGGTACATGCCGGTGAAAAGGTGCGCATCGATGACCACGACCTTGCCCCGGCCATGCAGCCGCGGACGTTCCCTGCGCCGTTTACGGGCGGACTCGTTGTGTGCTTCGCGGCACCGTTCGCACGGTTGCTCGTCTCGGCGGTAGTGGCGGTGGTATCCGGCGTCGGTGCCGCAATTCAGTTGGATGGTGTACGTTTTCACGCCGCTGTTCCAACGGTTTTGCTTCTGTCCGTGGCCATGGCGCGGATGTCGTTGGCGAGAGCCTGAGGCAGATCCCCGGCTGCTTTCCAAACCGCCTGCAACTCTTCGCGGTTGACGTCCGCGCGTTCGATGGTGGCCCGCATGACGTTGGCGCGCTGCTCGTCCTCTTCGGTGATCGGGCGTGCGGTCTGGCGTCCGACGGCAGCCCTTGCACGGTCGGCTACAGGCAGCGGGGCGGCTGAGGAATTCTCCTGCACAGGCCCGGCTTCCTGTGCCTGGTCTGGGGTGAGCTGCACGTATTCGCGCGGCTTGGCTGTGGTCGGGTGGCATTTCAGCACGTCGAAGATCAGCCATTCGAGGGTGAACGAAGGTGCGGGGACGGGTTTGTCGACGCCGGGCCGGATACCGGCGTGCACCGACCGGACTCCGATCACACGGGGCGCGGTGTCGCGGGAGAGTCGGACCCATGCGGACGCGTCGAATGCCAGATTCTTGTGTCCCTCGACCTTGTAGTCCTTGCTGCCGGGAATCGGCTTGCCCTGGTTGTCCAGCGCTGCAACCTCTTTGCCGCGTGCGGTCACGACGACGATGCCCGGGAATGTCATGAGCAGTCGCATCAGGCGGCCGTGTCGCTCGGCGGCGTCGTTCCACAGGTTCATGGCCGGTTTTATCTCGGCGTTCGGGTCGTCGCGCAGCAGCTTCTTCGCGTACTTGGACTCGCGGGCGCGTTCGGAAACCCAATCCTTGAGCAACTCCCACTCGGCGGTCATGGAGTCGATCAGCAGGGCTACCGGCAGCTCGCCTGCCTCGGCGGCCTTCGCGGCGATGGTCCGCACTTCGGTGAGCTGGTCGTAGATATCGCGGTAAGTGCCGTTGTGCTCGATCACTTCGTAGTCCGCGCCGGGGATTGCGGCGTACTCGTCGGCCGCGCCTTCGCCGAGGTCGAGCCAGAATGCTCGGCCGATCCGGTCGCTCGCGGTGAGTTCGGCCATGGCCCAGGACTTTCCGGTCTTCTCGCCGCCCTCGACCAGGATGAACGGCCACGGGGTCTTGCCGGTGGGCTTACGGGTGCGAAGGGACATCAGTTGGTTCCTTTCGGGTGGGGCGGCAACGTGGCGGCGTGCCAGTCGATCGGTTTGCGGAATTTATAAAGGGCCACACCGTTTTTCGTCGGTTGGCGGGTGGCGACAGTTTGGGCGTTCTTCCCGTGTCCGACCACTGCGCGGCGCGCGTTTCCCATGGCGCGCAGTAGCTTGGACCGGGCCAGGTTGAGGGCTTCGTCGGCGGCATCGACCCCGAGAACGGCGGCCTCGAATTCGCGGGCGGTCTCGATCGACACTTCCCAGTCCCAGTCGCGTTCGATATCGCGGTGCGTGCGGCGGATGGCGTTGTAGGTCTCGCCGTGCCCGTCGACGTCCGGCGGCTCCCCGGTCGGGTCCATTGCCTTGCGGTAGAACTCGGCGCAGTGGGCCTCGATCGCTGCCGCCAGCTCGGGGTCGTAGGTGATGATGTACTCCGACTCGTCGTAGAACGGTCCCAGGCACACCACATACGTCTTGCGAAGCCCCGACATGTGCATTTGCCACTGGACTTGCAGGAAGTACCCGAGAGGGATTTCGGTTGAGCCGGGCGGCCCCCATTGGTAGTCGCCGCGCCCGTCGGTCTTGGCCTCAACTCCGAACGTCTCGCCGGTGTGCTCGTTTACGGCAATATCGTCTGGGTTCGCGGCTGCCCATTCCTCCAAGCCGGGACGGCTGAATGTCCTTGTGCCGCGCTGGCGTAGCTCGGGGTGACGGCGAAAGAACCGGCGGAGAATGATCTCCTCGAAGTCCTGGCCACGCTCAGTGGCCTCGCTCGGCCCGTCTGGGGCGATCTCGCCACGGAGGAGGTGGAACTCCTTGGTGGGTGAGCTGAATTTGCTGGCGTTGAAGATGCCGGGGATCTTGGACGCGGTGATCTTGCGCGACCACCGGGAGCTACCGGGCTCCAGGGCCGTGACCTCGACGCCGGTCATCCGCGCATTCTTACGCGAGCCGGCAGCGTCAGACCGATGCACATGAGGGTCGGTGCCGCGATGAACAGGTGGATGATACTGGCGGACAACGGTTCTCGGCTGCGAGCATTCATACCGCCGCCACCTTCGCCTTGAGCTGCGCATTGAGCCGGTCGATCAGATCGAGTGCGTTGTTGATTGCATCGACCGCCTCGGTGCCATCCACAGTGAACCAGTAGTACTTGCCGCCGGTCCGGGTTCCGTCGAGCCCGGCGTACGCATCGGGTAGGTGGACGAATACCTCGAATCCGCGCCATTTGTTGCTCAGGCTCCATTGCGGAGTTGTGCCGTTGACGTGCGGCGCACGCTCGTTGAGGTGGGCAATGGCGTCGGTGAGGATGGTACTGTTGTGCTGCATCTGTGGGTGGTTCCTTTCGGGTGCACCAGGCCGACGCTCATCTCTTGGCGGAGAGGCGTCGGCCGCCTCATATCGAGCAAGGGCTATCCGTGCTTGGGCGCGATCAGGCGCTCAGTGGTTCCCAGGGAGTGGCCTGCAACCAGGCATCGACATCGGCGGGCCGGACTCGCTTGGAGCGACCGCTGCCTCCGGGCGCGCACGCGGCGAGATTCCCTGCGGCGATCTGTTGGTCGATGAACGGATAGCTGAATCCGGTTGTGTCGGCGACTTCCTGGACAGTGAGTGCCAGACGTTGATTCAGCGGAATTGGGTGGCGTTCGGCCTTTTTGGACACGGGGTGGTTCCTCTCGGCGTGCGTGGCGGCGCACGGTACGGCGTGTTCGTCATCCCGTTTGTCGGGGTGACACTACGATCCTATGCGAAGTGATTTCGCAGAACAAACCGCCGGTATCATCAGGGATGATGGGGCGTATGTCCTGCTCAGATGTGATATGCCTAGATGTTCTGTGCGCACTGCGTGCGCAGTGCGCACAGACTTCGCAAGCTTCGTCTTTACTTCGCGCTACTGCGCAGGCGAGACTATAGGAACTATGGAGCAATGGGAGTTCGGTCGACTGGTGCAGGAGGCGCGAGAACGCGCCCGCCTGTCCAAGCGTGAGGCGGCCAAAAGGGCTGGGATCAGCGAAGCCCGGTGGAGGCAGCTCGAACTCGGATACGAGACGGTTCGGGGGCAGACCCTCCCGGTGAGGACGACGCCGGAGACGGTGTCGGGCATAGCGGAGACGACCGGTGCGGACCGTCGCCAACTGCTGGCTGCGGCAGGGTTCGACCCTGCCGTGGCCGATGTCCCGGTGGGGCTCATGCCTCAGACCATCTATGTCGGCGGGCTGGCCGCTGACGACATCGAGAAGGTGCGTTCCTACGTCGCGTTCTTGAAGTCGCAAGCTGCGCAGGCTGACTAAGCCGCCTGCGCGAGTGGCTTCGGTACAAGTCGATAGGTGAACCAGGGGCGCCGTGGGAACTCGGGGCGATCGATCCGAATCAGATATGTCTCTTCGGCACCGAAGCTGGGGGCGTTGATTCGCAGTGTCTCGTTGAGGACTGAGTGAGCGGGAAACTCTTTGGCTAGCAAGCGGTCCCACTCGGGGCTTGCTGCGCAAACCGCGGCGATGGTTTCGTAGCGGCCCGGCGCGAACAGGGTTGCCCCGGTGATGTGCATGTTGTGCGCCAGCCCCAGTGCGTAGGTTTCCCAGTCCGCCAGGATTTCAGGCGCGTCCGGATCGGTGAAGACCCATTCGATGAGGTTCGACCCGGCGACCAAGCCGGGAAGCGTGAGCGGCCACGATGGAGAGGTTGCGATGACATCCGCCTCCGGCAGTTTCAGGAACGCGGCGGGGTACGGGTAGCTGCCGAGATCGATCAGGTCACTCGGGAAGGGCTCATCGGGGAGCGGGCCGTACATCTCCTGGATGGCGCCTGGGTACATGAGGCTGAACAACTGTTCCCGGTACATCGTCGGGATCAGGAGCGCGTCGAATAATGCCATGAGCGTGTCGACAGTGGGAGGGCGCGTGCTCTGCTCGATCTTCTCGATGGTCGCTCTGGACCATTGAGTGCGCCTCGCGAGGTCTTCGCGGGAAATCCCAAGGTATCGGCGGCGCTCTCGTACGAACGTGCCAAATCTGAGGCTGGCAGCCATCGGTCTCGCTTCTACTGAGCTGGTCGGGCGGACAAATTAGGTGACGCTAAGAAGTTTGACGCGAACGCTGGTCGGGTAGGACGCTTGACCCGCACAAACCGGACAGTGCATCGTCCGGCTAATTCGTGGCAATGTCTTCGGACATTGTGGATAGCAGCCGGACAATTGGCTGGTCAACTTGATCGAGATGGTCGCGGCCTGGGCTTTTGGGAGGAATCTGAGTGCTTCACGCGCTTCGGCGCGGCGGATAGCCGCGTCGACCTGGTCATGTGCCAAGTCTCCACCGCTACCTGCGGCTGTCTTGATAGCCAAAATGTATGGCCGAACTCACCTGACCTGCGCGGCGCACCCCAGCGCGCCGCTGTCGGGGGATCCTGACAATTCGGTCCTCCTCGCTGTCCAAAACGGGCGGGTGCTATCGAACGCATGATCAGCGGTTGGGTCGAAACGACGTCGCTGCACCGGCTACTGGGCCAGTGCGCACCCAATGGAGGACACCCCTGTGTACGGTGCCGTATTGCCCGACTATCAACACTTGGCGCGCACCCATTTCCCTGGGCTGATCGTTGCCGCTGCTGAGCTTCCCGCTGGATTGTCCTGGTACATCAGCGAGGATCGCACCATCCTTATCGACAGTCGGATGTCTCCCCGTCGCCAACAGATCCAGGTCGTGCACATGCTCGCGCACCTGAAGCTCGAGCATGACCATGCGAACTTCGGAATCCGGGAGGAGCTGGACGCAATGTGCCTGTCGACACAATGGATCCTGCCCCCGGCCAAGCTCGCCAATCTGCTCGAAGATGTATCGACCGATGCGATGCAAATTGCGAGCTACCTTGGCGTCGCGGTTCCCATCCTCGCCGCAGCACTGCGCACCCTTCCGCGCGATTATTGGCGCGATGTACGCGCACGGACGAATCGGCGGCTCGAATGGCCGTCGATTCCGCCTGTCGCACATCCCCTTTGCGTCATTCTCGACGCTCTCCCGGTCCGCTCGCCCAGCGCTTCTGCGCTTCCAGGCAAAGCTTTGGTGCCAAGCGGGTCCGGGCTGCACGATGGCCGCCCGGACCCGGCCGGACTCAGGACGCGGTCTGGAATACGAGACTTCGCCAAGCGTCCGGCGAAGACACCGTCCGCGGCTGCATGAATGGTTCCGCCTTCTCGACGTCGTAGTTGTCGTCGAATTCGCTGAACTCCTCATCGAACTCGGCGTCGATCACCTCGCCCGGTGCGGCCTCCAACGCGGGCAGATCCTCCTCCCAGATGTCGATCACCTCGGCATCGATCAGGTTGTCCAGTGCTGCGAGGCCGGCGCGCTTCACCCCGATATCAGCGTGCGCGTATCCCCGCTGTACGGCGGCGGAGCTGTGACCCATGATCGCCATGCGCACGTCCTCCGGCACGCCCGCTTCCAGTAGCAGTGTGGCGGTGGTGTGTCGAGCCGCGTGCAGCACGACATCCGGTGCGCTGGCACGCTTCAACGCCTCGGCCCACAGCAACTCGTCCAGCTTGGAACGGATGGGCGTGCCCGGCTTCACGAGCTTCTGGTCCGCAGGCGCAACGAACAGCAGTCCCCACGGGTTCGGAGCCATGGCTTTGACATGGGCGCGCAGCAGGACCTGCAGCGGTTCAGGGATCGGCGTCATTCGCTGGGAGTCGTTCGTCTTCGGTCGTACCAGGCACATCGCCTTGTACAGGGGCCGGATCTCGAATCCCGCTGCGGTGTCGTACGCCTCCAGCGGGTAGACGTCGCCGGTCCAGCGCTTCCCGTCCGACCTGCGGGTAAGTGGGATCTCCTGCAACGCCCACGAGAGGTCGAACTTCCCCTCTTCGAGGTCCAGGGCATCGAGGGTAAGGCCGAGGCATTCGCCCTGCCGGACACCGGTCAGCAGTGCCGTGGCCCAGCGGACCGCAAGCGGGTCGCGAGCTTCGACGGACGTGCTGATCACCGCGCGTGCAGTGGAGGATGTGAGGGCCTTGCGTGGCTTCTGTTGGCGGCCGTGCCCGGTGGGCAGCGCCTTCTGAGCGCCGGTGTCCTGGCTGTTCGACTTGGGCTTCGGTCGGTTGACCATCAAGAGCACGTTCGTCTTCAGGCCGAGATTCGGCTCCTTCATGGCGTCCTTGATCGCTTTGTTCAGATTGTTGTAGGCGATCTCGGCGGTCCGCAGTGACCGACCGGACTTCAGGATCTCCTTGATCATGAACCGGATATGCTGCGGCTCCAGGTCTTGCAGCTTGTGTCGCCCGACGTGCGGGATGACGTTGCACTTCAGGTTTGACTGCACGCCGTGCCAGGCGCGTGGGCGCAGCCGGGGTTTCTGGATCTCTTTCAGCCAATACAGCAGCCACGACTCAACGGTCGTGTTGTCCTTGCGCAGCGGCTCGCCCTGCTCGAGCTTCACCAGCGCTTCACGGCGGGCCTTGATCAGGTCGTTGCGGTTCTTGCGTCGGATGGCGATCCGGTCGGGCGTGCCATCCGGCTTGACGCCGATCTCCATGTACCAGGCGTAGAGGGTGTACTCCTTGCCGTTGCGCTTGCGCGTCTCTTTGAGGATCTTGCCCTCGCCACGGTGACTCGGCAT